TCAATATTCATTGAACTCATCGATCATTCTGCGATATTCTTTTTCCTCACAATCCACATAATCTTTAGCAAACTGTTCAACCTCAGATATACTGTTTTCCAGCAGTTCAAAATTCACCGCAGCCGAAAAAACATCAATTTCAAGCTTTTCGGACTTATCTGCAAAGACTTCAACTGTAAACCCGTTACAGCGAACATCATTACCGTCCTTATCCTCCCGATGCAGATCAGTATCGGGAGATATTTTCACATAAAAACCATTGTATTTCATTCAACCACTCTCCTTAAAATCTCATCTGCATATCATCGTCAAGGTCGTAATCATCATCAAAATCCTCATCGAATTCATCATTCACGTAATACTCAAGCTGCTGAGAATTTTCAAGAGCTGTTTGAAGATATTTCTCGTCCAAACCGTTTTCTCTGTATCCCTGCAAAATCGTGTTGTAATACTGCTGACTCGGTGGAGAAATTGTCCCACGATTCATCAGATATGCCATACCTTCGTAGGTTTTTCCGTCCATTTCAAAGGTCATTTTTTCCTGCCTGTAGAAACTGGGGTAGCCTTCGTATTTGTTAAGAGTAGGCAAATCCCTTTCGTCAAGCTCCCATATCAGAACGGGAACTCTTGCACCCTTATTCGGAACGATTGTTGCAACGCCCCTGAACTCTAATTCATAATCCTTGATTTCTGATGTTCCTACAACCTTTGAATGTGGACATCTGTATGCCATTTGCTCCAAATTTATATTGCTTCCATATGCAATATATAACTGTTTATTTTTCATTCTCTACCTCCGATCACATTGACATTTCCATGCCCATTTATTCATCTTCTTCAAAGTTCTCACATTCGCTCTCTGTCGGCTCTGAATTTTCATCGGATACATTTTCGTTTAACTCCTGAACCTCGCTTACAGGCTCGACACGCTGCCCACGGGCGGCTTGCCGTTCAGCTTCACGTTTTTCTTTCAGCTTTGCTCTTGCGGCTATTCCGTCCTCCGGGTGCCGCCATGCAATATCGCCATCCAAATGTTTTAGCAAATGCGTTCTGCAATTCTTGAACTCATCTCCGATAAGTCCAAGATTCAAAAGCCATACACGAAAGCTGTACCGCATATTATCGCTTTGCGAAACGTGCGGAGAACAGTATTTCTTAGTCATTGCCGCATTGCTTATGGCAAGCGCAAGAACTATCTGACTTCTTACCTCTCCTGCATGAAGACTTCCGTTGTATGCCCTTATCTCGTAATGACCATGCTGAAAGAATGAGTGCAGATTGCAGATAACATATCGGCTATTTGAGTAATGCTGAAACTGTTCGCTCATTCTGCCGTGATACCAAAGCCCCTTTATTTCTTCCATATCTTTAGGCTTTTTTCGGTTAATTTCCTCGATGAACTGCTTATCCATCTTGTGACAGTAGGATTCACGAGCAGAAGAAACCTGCAAAGCGTCCCACAGAAAGTCCTCCTTACTTGCAAAAATATTTACAAGATTGCGTATCTGCTGCGGAGTGTAATCGTCTGCCGAAATGTGTATATGCGTGCCTGCACAATATCTCGGACCTGTTACTCCGCCCGCTTTTCTAAGAGCTCGTACAACCTCCTGCAAAAGCGGAATATCCCCATATTCAAGAACAGGAGAATTCATTTCCACACTGTAGGATTTGGAAGCTCGGTCGCCGTTTGCATTGTAACAGTTGATACTTCCGTCGTACACAATAGACCAATCCCTGCTTTTAATATCTTTAACCGTATATTTATCATAAGTGCCACCCTCATGGACAACCTCTCCTCCAAGAACACCTGAAAGCGCTTTTGCCGCCTGACAGCGAGTTAAGCCTGTCATTTCTATCTCAATGCCAAAATTTCTTGTCTTTATCCCATCAAAATTGCCTGCCAAATAACCGCCTCCCAACAAAAACAGCCTGCAGATTTCTCCGCAAGCCGTAAATTTAATCGTTATTCAATTTCCGTTCTAACTTCGTATCCGCCCTTGAAAATCACCAATATTTCGGTCTTACTCAGTACTTTTATGCACTCGATTAATTTGCGTATCAGCACATTATCAAAGGTTTCCAACTCAAACTTTTCATGCTCTATCATATCCATAATTTCATCAAGTTTCGCCTGTGTTCCTTCTGAAGTTTTGTTCTGCAATTTCAGATTTTCAAGACGTTCGCTCAACTGCTGTTCTTCCGCATAAAGCTTTTCAAATTCACTGTCAAGCTTGTCCTCGTCGCAGCCGCCGGAGGCTATCAAATTGACTAAATCATTTCTTGCTTGGTCGATTTCCCTAAGTCTTTTTCCTGCAGCTAAAATTTCCTCCTGACCTTGACATTCAAGCACCGAACCAATATTCGCTTTTAAAATCCTTGCAATATCATTTCGGCAGGAATAGTAATTGTTTATCGCCCGAATTATCGCCTTATGGAGCTGTTCTTCCTTGATCGTAGGTGAATCGGGGCAGTACTTTTTACCGTGTTCCAGACGGCTTATGCACCGCCAGACCACCTGCTTTTTGCCGTTTCTTGACCACACCCTGCGTCTGTATGGAGTTCCGCAGTGACCGCATATCAGCAGCTCGGATAAAGCATATTTTCCGCTGTATTTGCCTTGCTCAGTTTTGGTTTTATCGCTGATTTTACGCTTGGAAGTTCGCCTTGCAAGTTCCTGCTGTACTCGGTTGAACGTGTCACGGTCAACTATCGGCGTATGATGGTCTGTCACAAGATACATAGGACGTTCACCGTTATTTTTCACCACTTTGTGAGTTATGCAGTCCACCGTAAAACTTTTTTGCAGAAGTGCGTCGCCGACATATTTTTCATTTTTCAGAATACGCTGAACCTCGCCTTTACTCCAAATATTTTTGCCTGTAGCCGTCCTTCTGCCCTGAGCCATAAGCGTATCTGCGATATTTAAAAGCGTGTATCCGTCAAGGTACATATTAAAAATCAGCTTAACTGTTTCCGCTTCTTCAGGAACTATTTCAGGCTTGCCGTCTGCACCTTTTTTGTAACCGAGAAGATATTTATACTGAAACTGTACCTTGCCCTCACGGTAAGCTTTTTCTTTTCCCCAGCTTACATTTTTGCTTATTGACTCCGATTCTGCCTGAGCAAAACTTCCGTACAGAGCTATCATAAATTCAGAAGTCATTGTCATCGTATTGATGTTCTCTTTCTCGAAAATCACTCCGATCCCGAGGTCTTTCAACTGTCGCACATATTCCAAACAATCCACAGTATTTCTGGCAAATCTTGATATCGACTTGGTAATTACAAGGTCGATTTTCTTGTTTCTGCACATACGGATCATGCGATTAAATTCGGTACGCTTTTTTGTCTGTGTACCGCTGATACCTTCGTCGGCAAAAATTCCGGCAAGAGTCCATTCTTTTTTGCGATTTATCAAGTCTGTGTAATATGCGATCTGAACCTGATAGCTGTTTTGCTGTTCCTCTTGCTCTGTACTTACACGGCAGTATGCCGCTACTCTCAATTGGTGATATTTATCACGGTTTATTTCCGTCTGAACTTTCGCAGGAATTATCGTTACATTCGATGCGGTTGACACAATTCTCATTCCTTTCTGATATGTTTTGGATGCGTGTGCCGTTGATTAATTCAACCTCTATGGTACAAAAATGGCTTATCAAAATCCTGTTTACGCAGGACTTAAATAAGCCAATATCGAGCGTATTTAATTGTTCGTGATTTTCAAGCAGAGCCTTGATTTCCGCTGTTTTCTGCGGACTGTCATTGTAAGTACAGCAATCGTATTTCAGCTCGGCAAGCCTGAAAATCTCAGCTTTCACTCTGTCAAAATCTATTTGAGCAGAATCTGTCATCCGGTTTATCTCATTCTGCTGACGGATAACATCGACAGTAGGGGAATACACGCTTATTTCGCCGCCGTACTCTAATAGGCTGGGATTTGCAATAGCAGTGTTTAAAACGGTCAGCACTGCACCTATTATCATTTGATCTGTCAGTCGATATTCATATTTAAAGCAATCGGGATTTCCGCAGTTCCAATATTCACGTCCTTTGCCGTTGGTTTTTCTGAAAAGCTTTTCTCCGCATTCAAGGCAGTATGTAACCTTTCTGATTCCCTGTAAATCATCGCATACCAGATTAAGCGTAGTAGCTTTCTGTACCCGCTTTTCATTTGCTCGCTTGAAAATATCCTCATCAATTATCTGCGGATATTTGTCAGTTCCGAGATATTTCTCATTTTCGATTATTCGCTTGACCATATTTTTGTTCCAACGGTCGGAATCCTCGCTGTACCTGATTTTTTCAGACTCCATCAACTTTGCGATTTGCAGAAAACTGCTGCCATTCAGATATTCTCTAAAAATTTCTTCAACTGCGTAAACTTCTTTTGGTTCGGTCGTTATTTCGCCGTTTTTCATGCAGTAGCCGAACAAGATTACTCTGTTTCTTGCCATTGATATCACTCCTTTCAACCAACAAGGATACCACAAAATTCTGCGGAAATCCAGTGCCAAAACTAACAAAGAAATGCCCTGCAATTTTACTGCAAGGCATTTTCTGTTATATATTTTCTTTGAACTTCAATCCGCCAATCAAGTGAAACTCCAGCTCATGCTGATCTATTACCACGATCTTCTCAACGATACTCTCAAACGTAGATTCCTCAAACTCGGTTATCGGCTTATCTCGCTTTTCAAAGAAGTCGAACAGCATTTCTATCTGTTCAAGCGTTTCATCCTCATCGTCGGAACGTGAAAGCTTCTTCAGCTCAACTTGCAGCTTATTGATTTTAGCTGTAAGCTCCGTAGTCTGTTCAATATACTTAGCCTCGTCCAGAAATCCTTTTGTTTTCAGCCTTGCGAGTACATGGGTCTGCTCCTTAAGTTTTGCGATTTCTTTGTGAATATCCATAACATTGGTGTTTCCGCTGAATCTTTTCAGCTTTAAATCCTGTAACGACGTTTGGAGAGGTACAAGAATTTGCTTGTAGTTGTACCACAGCTTATTGCATAATCTGATAAATGAAATATAGATCAATTTCTGAGCTATTGCCTTATTCGGACAATCTTTTGCTCTGTTATCATGCGTTCGGCATACCCAATAAATTTTTCCATTTATGTTTTTGCGTCTATATATTTTTCCGCAATTATCACAGAAAATTTTCATAGTTAACGGATACTGCTTAAATTCGGTATTACCGTAATATTCGCCGCGCTGTTTTAAAAGCGTTTGAACCTTTGTAAAGTCCTCTCTTGATATAATCGGCTCGTGAGCGTCGGTTATATAGTAGCTGTCCACCTGACCTTGATTTTTGCTTTTCCTGAAAGGGAATACATTCTCGGTAAATTTCTTTTGCCAAAGACAGTCCCCAATATATTTTTCATTTGTCAGTACATACCGTACAACATTTTTGTTCCAAGGTTCGCCTTTTGAGTTTTTTGGAATACTTCCTGCATTAAGGTCATTGCTTATCCGCAGAAGTCCTTTTCCATTCAAGAAATCCTCATATATGCGCTTTACAATTTCAGCTTCCCTAGGATTTACAATCATTTTTCCTCCAGATTTCGTATATCCGTATGGAACATGGGATACTATATATGTTCCATTAGCCATACGTTTCCTTATGCTCCATTGCATATTCTGAGAGATCGAAGTCGATTCCTCCTGCGCCAAACCGCCCATGATCGTTATCATCATTTCATCGGTCATGTTGGCAGTATCAATATTCTCTTTCTCAAAATATATTGTGATACCAAGGGATTTCAGTTCTCTTACGTTCTTCAGACAATCCCTTGTATTTCGGGCAAAGCGGCTGATTGACTTGGTGTAAATCCTGTCGATCTTACCCTTGCGGCAGTCCTTTAACATTCGCTGAAACTCGTCACGCTTGTCCTCACGGGTTCCTGTGATACCCTCGTCAGCATATATGTCGATGAGTTCCTCTGTTTCCGAATCCTCAAAAACCTGACTGTAATACCTTGTCTGAGCCATAAAGGAATTGAGCTGATCTTCGCTGTCGGAACTTACTCGGCAATATGCGGCACAACGTATCTTGACTGCTTTTTCTTCTGCTATTGTCGGCTGTATAACCGTTACTGTCGGCATTTCCTCACCTCCGTTTTACCAACAAGGATACCACAAATCTTTTCAGAAAGGTATCACCAAACCGGACAAAATTACTTGTCCGAATTTGACATATTTTCATCTGCCTGCTTTGCCGCAGTGCAAAGACACATTGTGATTACTCCCGCTGTACCGCCTGCAAGCAATCCAATAATAAATCCTAACATTTCTTAACCCCCTTATGCTGCGTCCCTTGAAGACGGGAACTGACCGTATATATCTTCCGTATTTTTGCTGTTAAAATTCTGTTTGTCGGCTGCTTCAAGAATTTCATCAAGCTTGTCCGCAAATACTCTCGCCATAAAATCGCTGTATTCTGCTTGTCCAAATTTAGTCATCAAAATCAACTCCTATACTTATTTTCATCGCTTTTTCTACTTTTTCCATAAGTTCAAAATCAACTGAACCCACGTAACTTTTCAATCGGTATCTGTCTATCGTCCGTATCTGTTCCGCAAGCACGATTGAATCCTTGGGCAATGTTTTTGAACCTCGGATATGAATATGAGTGGGAAGATAATGCTTTTTTGCCGTCGAAAGCGGAAGAACCACGATCGTTGGGCTGTGCCTGTTTCCCACATTATTCTGTACCACCAGCACAGGACGAATACCGCCTTGCTCTGAGCCGACCACGGGATTCAAATCTGCGTAAAAAATATCTCCACGTTTAATCAGCATTTCATTCACCTTTTCTGTATCTTACACACTTATGAAACGGACAAAACAGTACGTCGGTATTCCTGTCATACCACACACAGCCTTTGCATGGGTGATTATCTGAAAGCTTTATGCACGGGATTCTAACATCAATGCCGAATTTACTTGATTTTAGCTGAAAGTCAAATAGCTTCGGCGTTTCTTTTTCTTCTGATATATCATTCATACTATCAGCCTCCTGTTCTTGTGAATTTAATATGTAAATGGCGGTCTGCTATAACGCAAACCGCCGTATAACTTCGTTTTGCCTTCGTCTGATTCGTTAGTTTCAGACGATTTTCCGTGATATTTGTTCTCAACGACCGTCACGGCGGAACTCTGCAAGCTGCGGTCAGCGTAACCGCATCATGGGACTCTCACCCGCTATATCAGCCCTCACTGGGAAGTATCATTATCCTCACACGTTTCATCGCCGACTTTGGTTGCTGTCCAAAGGTCTGAACGTCATGGTTATCGCTCGCTTTTTGAGGTCGTCGCGCATGGTTCATTTGGCTGCCGAGATTTCATACCGACCGTGTGATTAACGTACTTGCAGAGTTGATATTCGGTTGTCAAGCTACTTCGGATTTTTATTCCGCTTGTATAGGGGAAGAAGCAACGCTTTTTGCAACCATTTTTTTTGATTATTTTAAAAGTTTGTAGAGTTTGCACAAAATCCTCTTTCTTTTCTTGCTGACAGCTTGGTGAGTAATACCAAGATATTTTCCGCATTCTTCAATTGTTAAGTTTTTAAAATATATAAGTTCAATTAATTTTCGCTCGTCATCCGATAACAATGCTAAACAACTATGCAGTCTGTCATATTCCGCATGCAGCATAACATTTCGTTCAGTAACATCTTTGTCAGTCACAAATTCGTGAAAGTTCTCAAATGCTCCGTCAATGCCTCCGATAAGGGCTGAGAACTGAATCTCATGTTGATAGAACGACTTGTCATTATCGTCAATATTCCACTGACTTCGATTGTATCCCACTCTGACGTTTTCACTGACTTCAACCTCAACATACTTCTTTGCTATGGTGTCATAGACACGCAATGTATTTTTACTCATTAATATTCCTCCGTTTTGATTTTTGTTTTGAATCAAAACGAAGGCTTACGGATATTTGGATATAATGCACAGCCACTTTGTTGTAAAAATCATATTGTGTCCTTTCTTCTGAGGACACAAAAAACGAGCCTGCATACTTAGTACACAGACTCTGTTTGCCTGAAAAATGGGCGTACTAAAGAAAGGGCACAAAATATGCTGTTTGCATTCTCTGCAAAACGGTCATATTTTGTATCCCCTGCCATAATGCATATCAGGCGTTGAATATTTTATTTATAAATTAAAAAGCACCGACAAGATGGACTCCTTTTGTGTAGGAATCTATCCTGCCGATGCTCTCCAGCGAGCACGAAAAAACGTGACGAGTTCAGTACATCGGATTCAATCTGTTATAAATGTTTCTCGAAAATGGAATCTAAAAGCATTGAAGAAGAACAAAGAATCAGAGTGGGAATAAAAGCCCATAAAATATTGCTTATACAGCTGCATGACATTATAACTATTGTCAACGTGGTTATGATACTTAACATAGTAATAGAAAACAGCATCCAACAGAGAGGTTAATAAGGCTTTTTCATTTCCCTGAAGCTCCTCATTTTCAAGTATTTCCTGAAGTTTTTATTTGCTTATACTTCACGACGTATAAGCAAATAATGCTGTATCATAACGCTCCCTCCATTTTATATCATCATATATTTATGAGAAATAATATCCCCACTGTGCATATGCTTCTTTTGAAAACACATTATCCGGACCCCTCAAAATATCACTTCCTGTGCTATTCACTGAGAATCTGTTTAGTGCTTCAATTATAGCTTTCTTTTTAAAGGGAATGTGTATTGCGTTTGCAGATCCATCATTGACTCTATCTACAAGTACTTTGGGCCATCTGATGCTGTAGTCATCATAATTAATAACATGAGAACAATCCGTGTATGCTATTATTAGAGGAAGTTCATATAAGTCAACTGCTTTCTCTATTTCAAAATTAAGCAATCCTCTATTATAGTTAGTTTCACCAGAAAGTACCAGAAGCATGTTTTTTGAATTGCGCATTCTCTCCATCAGCCGATTTTCAAGCGTTTTTCTCAAGCTTGAATCCAAAACAGCTGCTGTCTTCTTATGACTATCAATAAAATGAAAATCAAAGTTTGAATTCTTATCCCAACTTCTGAGAAGTCCAAGATATTTTAAATCACTTTGTGTCGGATCAGTCTTTCCCTGACCGTCAAATGCAATATATGTACCATTTCTATAAGCCATTCTGATTTCTCCTTTAAATAAGGGGCAACCGACCGTACAACTATGAACAAGGGAGGCGATAACCACTTAGAATATCATAGGGAAATTTAACCCCCACTGACATACGTTCATGTTATAAATCCGTAATCGATATTTCGTTTTTACACTTCTTATCAACGATTATTGTTGTCTTGCATTTTAAATAGTTTTTAGATATTTGGGTTAAAAGAACAATACTCTCCAATGCTTCTTTTTTCGATAACCCTGTTCGTGACATGGCTGTTCCCATAGGGTATAGATAGAGTTCCTTCCCTTGACCATGTTTGTCATAATACTCAAACAATTTTAGAATACAATCAAAGTATTGATGCTTATCACAATGAGCAACACAGTCAACATCAAATTCTGTAAGAGCAAGCAAGAAAAAAGTAACTCCATTCTCGCCTTTTATTCGGGATACTGAACCCATAGGATATCTTTTTCGCTTTCCTTCTCTTTTTTCGTTAAGAGAGATATCCTCATATTCATAGCCAAATGCTTTAAGGGAACTTTCTATTTCAGCATCAAGAGCTTGTCGTTTTTCGTCCGAATAAGCAAATCTTTTTAGAAACTGACCATGCACAGAGCCTTCGTGAATAATGTCATCATTTACAACAGTATCATAACAACAATTAACTGCTATGACGACTATTCTTTCAGTCTGAGGTTTTTTGGGAAATGCTATCTTCATAAGATCATCATATCTTACAATAATTTCAACATCATCCTCAGATAGTATTGTTACCTCTTTTGATGAATGCAGTCCCCAGACAAGTGCTGTAAGGAAACAAATAAACAAAAGCACTGTAAAAGCCTTTATCTTACACTTAACATCATCGTCTTCTATTCCGATTGTATTCCAATCAAAAAATAGTTGAACGATTGAAGCCAATCCAAAAACTGATGATGCGATTATTGTGAATTTCGATAGTATGTATTTTAGGTTGATTTTTATTATTGTCAGCATTCTTCGAATCATCTTTGTCAATCAAATCCTTAATGGGTCAATATTATAGCCCTGCTTTGAAAGTTCTCTTATGAGATTTATTGCAACTTCATCCACCTTCTTGTCAAATGGAATATATATTAAACCATGAATATCAGAAGGCTTTTCAAATTCTATATCTTCTTTAAGCAGAATTGCAACCTTTTCTCTACCCAATTTTGCAAGGAACATTCCAAGTTCAAGAACTACATTTTGCCTTACACGGGATTTGTAACTATCTTCGCTTTTGGATTTTCCTTCGTCATCAGGAGTTGCCAAAACTATTGCATATCCAACCTCTTGACTGTATTCTTCAAGCTTTTCGATTATGGTTTGTCCCCCTGAAGCCTGCTGATCAAGAATAATCGGCTCAAGATCCCAGCGGCGAAGCAATGCTTCAAGCTGTGTACGTGCAATATCATCATGACCGTAAACAACAAATATTTTTCTGTTTCCAAGCTTAGCAGTTTCACCAAGAATAGCTTTAGTTTCATCAGTGTTTCTTCCTTGAACATTATGTTTGCCTGTATTAAAACAGTTTATAATACTTCCGTTTGACAACGTTATACTTTTTCCGTGCTGAATATCTTTTACGGATACAACAGACACTTTAGTGGTTGATCTGATTTTTTCAATTACTTCTTCATATGTCATAATAACATCTCCATTTAAAAAATTTTATTCCGATACTAAGTGTTCCCTATTAAATCATTGACTCTAATTCACTGTGTTTTTTTATGTTCAAAAACGTCATTTATCAAAACCTGCTTAGAAAACAATATTAGAGAACCATATTTTATCTGAACAAAGAATACTATATACTTTTCCATTGTCGTATTATGATATAATATATGTATTGATTTGTATCAGTTTAATCAACCGCTCTCAATACTCTAAAAGCCATTGCATTCTCTCCTCGTAAATAGACAATCCATTAATTTATGTATATTATATACTTTTATGTATAAATGTCAACGAATTTGGCACAAGGTGAAGATATTTAGCACAAAATGCAAAGTTCTGAAAACAGGCATAATATGCTTGACCTTATTGTTTTATTATGGTAAAATAAAAAGAACCCTGATACTAATTCAGAGTTCTGATATTGAATTAATCTTTTGATTTTCCTATCATTTCTATGAAATATGCCAAATGCTCGCGTTCTGTATCGTTCATCTTTGTTATTATTTCTACGGCATCACCTATCGTCATTTTATTTGTTAGCTTTATAGCATAAGTTTCATTAAGATTTGTCTTACTTGCACTTTTTCCAAGAATATAATCTGTAGTAACGTTATAAAACTCGGCAAGTCGATACACAACTTCAGTAGGTGGGACAGTTAAACCTTTTTCATAGTGAGAAATAGTGCTGGAAGACAGATGAAGCTGCTTTGCTATATCTGTTTGTGTTAAGAAATTGAGTTCTCGCAGATTGATCAATGTTTTAGCTATAATGCGTTTTTGCTTTTCGCCAAAAACATTTGAACTTTTTACTTGCCTTTTTCATAATATATGCTCCGCCTCTCTTTCCGGTTCCAACACTTTTATTATAGTATAAATATAGTCCGAAGTCATAAATCTGTATTATTTATAAAAAATCAGCGAATTTTGTCGTAAAATTATATCACAAATACAATTGTTGTGATTTATACTACATTTTAAGGAGGAAATACATATGCTCAGAGTGGCAATATGTGATGATAATAACGTATTTGTTAATAAAATGTCACAAGCTGTAAAATCTGAATTTACAAGGCAGAATAATGAAGATATTGAGTTAGAGACCTATGTTTCAAGCGAATTAATGTTCCAGCACCACTTAATAAAGCCATTTGATGTGATTTTTCTCGATATTGATATGCCGGAGCTCGACGGATTTCAATTAGCGGCTAAGATTTCCGGTTCAAACGACTGCTACATAATTTTTGTTACCAGTCATCCCGAGCTTGTATACGATAGTCTGTATTTCCGACCACTTAATTTTATTACCAAAAGCAATGATTCTTTTTTCACAGATAAACTGCACAGTGTTGTTAATCAGCTTTACAATGAAATGAAACAAAACACGACTATTGTTCTGGAAAATAAAGAAGTCGGAAGAATTTCACTGCAACTAAAGAATATTTATTATATTGCAAGCAGCAAGCACTACGTTATCTATCATTCTGAGCATAATGAGCCGATAAAAATTCGGGGCAATATCGGTGAACTGGAAACCTGTTATTCAAAATATGATTTTGTCCGGATACATAAAAGCTTTCTGGTTAATCTTCGTCATGTCTTTAATATAGACAGAAATAAAGACGAGATAATCTTCAAGCAGGGGTTCAGACTTGGTATGAGCAAAAACTACAAACAAGCTGTTGATGAAAAGTTAACACAGTATTTGAGGAAAACAAAATGAAGAACTTGCTATGGAAATGCTTTGAGCTTGTGATTAATTATTATCAGGGCTTTATTATGACATGGTTTGTGTATAGATTTCTAAATCCTAAATCTCTCAAACAGGCAAAAACATTTCTTTCGATTTTTAGTATCATATTTGGAACAACCATAACCCTGTTAAATCACATCACTTTATATGAGGGATTTACAAGTACTTTATATTTAGTTATATTGTTGGTATATGCCATTATTGCCTTTAACGACAGTATTATTAAAAAACTACTATCAACGATCATTCCCAATATTATTCTGCTGCTTATCACTTCTGTTGAACTTAATTTATTATCATCTCTAAATAGAATAAGCGTCAAGGACTTGATTACAAATGATAATAGCGTAAGATTCATGACTTTGATTGTAATCCAGATTTCTCTTTGGATCTCCTTGAAAATTATAATCAAGCTGTTCAAATTCTCTGACAGTTATACAATATCAGATTGGTCTCCGATTATCACAGTATTAATATCTTCCTTTATTCTAGTATCACTTCTCCATGTACTTTCACTCAATGCGGATGATACGCAAAGAATATACATCAATTTATCATACCTGGTTATCATTATACTGAATTTCCTAATGTTTTACGTTATTTATTCACTCTTCTTCAAGAATGCTCAGATAAAGAATATGAAGGTACTATCCGTAAAAGAACAGTATATGGAACAGTATGTTAATAATGCGGAGACTCAATACGAGCTGATCAGAAAAATAAGGCACGATATAAAGGATCAACTTACCACCGTTTATGAATTGCTCACAAGTGGCAAAACCGAAGATGCTTTGGAATTTATTGAACAATCCAACGGCATTGTTAAAGCTACAATGACATTTGTTCAAACCAATAATCCAGTTGCAAATGCAATAATCAACTCTAAATTGTCTACTGCATCAACTTTAGGAATAAAGGTGTCATGTATTACGGTAAATGACTTTGTAGGTATCAATGAGCTTGATCTATGTGACTTATTGAGCAATACTTTGGAAAATGCGATCACAGCCTGTGAAGCTATGCCGCCAGATTTAAACAAGTTTATCTATTTGGAAATCAGTAAAGAAAACAACATTTATACATTTATAGTGAAAAATTCTCTAGATAAGTCTGTTATTAGCGAAAATCCAAAATTAAAAACCACAAAGAAAGATATCATAAACCATGGACTTGGCACTTCTATTATTAGGGACATAGTAAATAAATACAGTGGAAGATATGATTACTATGAAATTGACAATGCTTTCTGCTGCTCTATAATCTTAGAAACTTAACTCATATGATAGCTCGGCTTATGCCGAGTTATTTTTTTGTGCCTGAAAACTGCACAATATGCCAAAACGCTTGACGAAAGATATTTTATATTGTAAAATTCAAAAAAAGCAAGGTGAAAATTATGAATTACTTGGTATCTCAGATTGTTAATTTTATTACGGAACAAGATGTAATCAGTGATGAATCAGATGTACAAGACTTTTATAGATATGGAATAGAAATAAGTATTTCATCGTTACTTAACATAGTTCTTGTTGTAATAGCAGGTATCCTTATTCATCATATAATCGAAAGTATTGTTTTTCTTTCACTATTTATACTTATCAGATCATTCACCGGAGGCTATCATGCCGACACATACTTTAGGTGCAATCTATTGATGTGTACTACATTCATATTAACCGCTTTAGCCAATAGTATATTTTCTAATAAATTCTCCCTATTGATTATTATTGTTTTAATCTGTGTTACTGAACTGATAGTTTCTATCTTGGGTCCTATAGAGAATAAGAATAAACCAATTGATGATTCGAAAAGAATAAAGCTTAAAATAATAGGGATAGTTATAACTTTAATAATTAATTGTACCGGATTGTTTCTTTCGAGAAGTTATCTAGGTACAATGATTATATTAACAACTTTTTTAATTGCCTTGCTCATGATTGCAGCAAAGATTAAAGAGAGAGGAAGTGATTAATGTGAAAAGTTTAAAAAAACTACTAGCTGAAATGATTCAGAAGATTGCAAAACATACAGCAATTTTGGCTTGTGGAGCAGCTTCGGCATACGGTGGATATCAGACTAAAGAGCCAAAGAACATCTACAAGAGATAAGCATCAAAAAACACAATTCAAAAGATTTGCATATGAGACTATTACGATCTACAGTAGTATAGTTTTGAGCTGAATTAATCATTTTGTGCAGGAAGAAGATTGATTCAAAGGTTTTCAAAGTACTGTAATACTTGTCATAGCAAGTATAGAAATTGTCTTTTACTTTGCTTAAAGATGGCTTTTTTAGAATACAGACTTTAGGTCGGGAGTATTGCGTTTGTCTTATGATGAAAGCAATAAAAAAATTCAAGGAGGTTTTCAATATGAAACTTAAGAAGAAAATTGCGGCTATGGGTGCTGCTGTTATGATAATGGCTTCTATGAGTGCTATAGGTGCTAGTGCGTATCAAGCATCATATGAGGATAGTTATCGAATTATACTTGCATATACGTCTTATACTCCAAGCGAGACAGATTCAGTGGGAACGGTAACGAATCTTTCAACTACAAAAACAAATTACTCTGTACAGTCAACCCTTTATTACAAGACTTCTGCAGCAAAAATCGGTTCTTATACTCCTTCTGGATGGAAAAATGGTACGCTGTCCAAAGGTCAGCTTTTGAAAGCAACAACAACCCATAACCGTAATACTAGTTATAAGTATTCTGCCAGAACTCTAGTCATGAAAGATAATAGAGTTTTTAAGGATATTCAGTCTGATTACTAATATATAACCCTGAGGAGCTAAAGCTCCTGCGGCAAGCTTGCTTCGTCGCAGCCGATGAAAAGCTACGCTTACATCGGGCTTTGCTCCGAATTAAATATGCATTAAAGAAATTTTAATAAAAATCAATTGAACATTTTACAAAGGCAATGCATTAATGGGTTTGAAGGAGGAAAGAATGTACACGCTGAAAAATCTTAGAAATATGATGAAAAATCATATCGGTATGCTGGTTCTACTTGTGATTTCTATGTTTGTTTCATTCGGGGTTTTGTTTTTCGGTGTTGGATTGTACTATCAGTACAGCAAAAATATTGAGGACGGCGAAATTGACAGCTATGCTGTCGGTTTTTCCATAAATGACATTATTACAAAAAAAAATTTTTGTGAGTTTGTGAAGAATATGCCGAATAAGCTTATGGGTGATGTTTCATATATTACCTGTTTTTCGTCCACGCAGGTAAGCGGAATTGATGAGGAAATACCTGTCGCATTCTATCTTCAGTATTCTGAAGGAAAATTTGAATATTCCGATAACGTATTTCAGCCAATGATTGATGACCTTGTAATTAAGGACGGCAGTTTTTTCACGCAGGAGCAATATTCAAACGGAGAAAAAAAGGCTGTTGTAATGGGCAGCGGAAATGTAAATCAGCCGACTTCAGCACCCGAATATACAAATTCGGTTACAGCATTCGGTCAGAGCTATGATGTTATCGGCACAATAAACCCTGCTAACAGCAGCTATTTTTTTTACAGTATCTATGTTCCGTTCAGCTCAGTCCCCGACGATACAATTATGAACGACGGGGTTTATCTTGCACTCAACAATAAAATCACTAAATCTGAATATGATGATTTTACCGCATATATCAGCGAATTTTTCAAAGATAAAATCACTCTTTATGAACCGGCATTCGACTTGGCATCAAACACTTCCTACTACATAACAGTTGTACTGATTTCGGTAATCATTGCCATTCTTTCGGCATTGAACATTTCCATTCTGTATAATTACATCATTATCAGCAGAACAAGACAACTGACCATTATGCGTATCTGCGGAGGGTTAACCTCAAATCTGAGCATATCAACCGCAAATGAGATTATTCTTATTATGCTTCCTGTAAGCATTATTTCAGCTTTGTGCTATGATAAATTTATTCTTACTGTACTTTCAGCTAAATTTCCGCTTATGAAAGCTGCATATAATCCATATGTTTACGCAGAAATAATTTTGATTTACTCTGCAATATCGTATCTTCTTAATCTGTTTTTGCTTCATCATAATCTCGGCAAAAAAATTAAGGAGGGATTGAAATGAGAATTAAGTTATACGGCAGGGTTATCGGTATCTTCCTGAAAAAGCACTCGTTTATCAATGTTTTAATAAGCCTCCAGCTGATTGCTGTTTTTGTTATCGGAATAATTATGACATCGATAATAGACGAAAAGGCTTCCTCATATGAGGCTGTCAAACCGCTGCTTAATGGCGAGGGATTGTATTGTGGTGGATATTTTTTGAAAGATAATGAAAATGGCGGACTTTTGGAAAACACAGATGAAATCAAAACTCAGCTGAAAGATGTTGATTTTATCTCGTCTGTAAACTTTGCGTCCCTGCAAACAGGCGTTGATACACAAACTAACGAGGTTAAGACCGCATATGCACTTGTATATGATGATTATTCTGCAAATCTTTTTCGCCCGACAATAGAAAAAGGTTCGTGGATAACTGATTCCAAGCAATCCGATGATATACCGCAGGCTGTAATTACCCGAAATTATCAAGGCTATAATGTTAATGATATTGCTGAATTTGAAACTGAAAATGGAACGTTGAAGGTCAGAATAATCGGTGTAATTGGTGATAATGAAAAATACCTTGGAGCAAACTCGGAATATGAATCAAATGAACCATCCTATCAGTTAATGCTTTCTACACATTTCAACTGTCTGAATGACCAGCTTAAAAACAAAGGCTTTACAAACGAGGAGATTGCTTTGAAACTCGAATCTCTTGGGTATTCAGCGGACAGCATTGTATATAATGAACCTGTATTGTTTTTTACAGATAAGGAGTGGAATAAAACCGATTTGGATTCAGTAATGTCAGACTCCCTTTTTATAAAGTACAACCGGAATATTTCCGATAATGAAAAGCTTTACAACAGAAAATATATCAACGAGAATCTTTCTGTATTATCATTTGCGATACAGTTTTCTCAGTTGAACAACAACAGTCAGACCATTGTTTATAGAGAGTTGTACACATTGATGCCAATAATGTGTGCAATATACCTGCTTGTACTGATTGCGTCAGTGAGCGTTAATGCGATTAACTGCAAAAATAATATAAGAAACGAAGCCATACTGTATTTGGGTGGTGCAAAAAGAAAACAGTTGCTTACAATCAATGTAATTTACAATGGGCTGATTTGCATTGTGTCTTTGATAATTTCAATAGCAGGATCGTTGATTTTCTACAAGGCAGGATTGTTCAGCAAAACAGTAATTACATTGGGCTGGAAACAGATCACCATTTGCCTGATTGTGTGTGCTGTATATATCTTGGTATCCTGTATCATTTTCTGCATTATCCTCACACCAAAGGCTATAAAAAAAGCAATAATATTATCGGAGGAATAGTAATGGTAAAACTTAATAACATAGTAAAAATATATAATTCAAAGAAAGCCAACGAATTCAAGGCTCTCCACGGTGTTTCGGCAGAAATTCGGGACGGTGAGCTTATTGCGATTATCGGAAAATCGGGTGCAGGAAAATCAACGCTTCTGCATATTTTAGCCTGCATTGACAACTATCAGGAGGGCGAATACTACATTGATGATGTGCTTGTGAAAGACCTTTCCGAAAGTCAGTATGCAAAAATCAGAAACGAGAAAATCGGGATGGTTATGCAGGATTTTGCACTGGTTGAGGATTTCACGGCACTGGAAAACGTGATGATACCGCTGAATTTTTCCAAAAAGAAAGTCAGTGACAAGAAAGAAAAAGCCCTTGCGGCACTGAAATCGGTAGGCATTGAGGAGCTTGCCAAAAAGCTATGCAGCAAACTTTCGGGCGGACAGAAGCAGCGTGTGGCAATTGCCAGAGCGATAGTCAATGAACCGTCAATGATTTTGGCGGACGAACCGACGGGAGCACTGGACACAAAGACTTCCGCTGAGATTATGGAGCTTTTCAAGTCCCTGAACAAACAGGGCAGGACGGTTGTTATAGTTACCCACGACCCGAAGATTGCGGAGCAATGCGGCAGGGTTATTGAGATTAGTGACGGGAATATTGTTACAGCAAAATAAATTGTGGAGTGAAAACAATGAAAATTACCGATTATGTAGATCTGTTCTATCCGTCGGCGGAGGCTGAGGAGTATGCAAAAAAGCGGCAGAAAAAATATGAAAATTATCCGCAGGATTTTATGGTCAATCTTGAAACGGATAACATAGCAAAACTTATTGCACCTATGAATTTTGCTGTCGCAACATCTAAAATGAAAGAGTTTACAGATGACATTGAAACCCTTGATTACAGGCTGGATTGTCTTGAGGACTTTATGAATGTCCCCGAACTTAACGGCAGATTTCGACAGCTGATAAATGAACTCGCAGGAAACAGAATTGACTTTTCAGATGTTGATTGTGTCAACTCGTTTATGCAGATTAAGACCCATATGGACAGCCTTGAAGAATTTCTCGGCTGCATTGAAAACATCAACAGGTTCTTTGCAAAGTATAATCACGCAATTAAGTCGGTAGCGGTAAAAAGGCTTGCACAGTTTTTTGAAAAACTGCCAAAAAGCGAGAACATTTTCGAAATAGCATACAGCATTTCACAGCTGAAAGATACCTTTTCAAAAACCATACGGAGCGTAAAAATCGGTGTTAATTTTGATTCGGCTATGAATCCCGACAGTGCAGGACTGCTTGAAATCGGATATGACAAAATTTATCCCAAGGGAAATATTCTTGAAAAGCTTGTGTTCAAAAGTTTTGCAGGCAGAGAGCAGTTTATTGGCGAGGAGCATTTCAACTCGGCAACAAGGCACACTCCCATTGATATAGACACTGCCCTTTTCCGTGAACTGAGCAAATACACAAAGGAGTTCGCCCTGCGGATTGCCGCAGCACTTAAAAGCTATCGTTCCTCGGTTTTTTCAGACCTTTCGGAGCTGGAATCACAGCTTGACTTCTATGGCGGAGCGGCACAGTTTATATCAAGTGTTAGGGCAAGGGGAATGAAAATGTGCCGACCGAAATTTCTCCCCTCTGAGAAGCGTGTTACAAGGCTGAAAAACGTCTTTGACCTCAACTTCTACAGGCAGCTTGTTACGCAAAATCCGCAGGAAATTCTGACCGAAAAAATTGTTGCAAACGATATTGATATGTCAGATTACGCACGGTTTTATATGGTGACGGGAGCAAACAACGGCGGAAAAACCACTTTCGCAAGAGCGGTGGGAGTATGTCATTTAATGGCACAAATGGGATTGTACGTTCCTGTTGGAAGCTTAAGATTTCCACTTTCATATAAATCATTTACAATGGATTTATCTATGTCAATTCTAACTAATTCTTGACCTGCCCATTTATCGGTCTCTATACCTAGTCCTTCTTCTATAATGCCAATATCACCATTAGCTACAATAAGCAATTGATCCATTTGATTGCTTGGTGCAATAAAGCGTTGCCCTCCCGCACCAAGTAAACTATCTGGATCACTATAATACAAATCATAATCTCTCTTTGTAACTAAAAAAGAAGCTCCATATTCTAAAAAATCATTATTCACTTCACTCATAATACACTCACCCCATAATCTTTTTTTAAGACATTATCTATACGAATTATGTAATCCCATAATCCATTTTTTTTGTTAATCCCCATCCACTCTTTACAATTACGTAGAGATGATTCATTGTTTATCAAGGTACTTTTTAATGTCTTTAAAAGGGTATCATCAATCATTTTAAACGGTGCTGGATATTTAGAATGTTCATTGAAAATTTGATTCCAACAAGCCATATATGCACACCAAACTTGAATAGGTGTACTATTTAGTGTCATAATTGCTTTACGGAATTTCTTGATAATTACTTCATCATTTGTAGTCAAATATAACTCATATATTCCTTTTTCTACAATGCGTCCGAAATCTGTAGGAATATTAATAGGTATATCCCTGTTTCCCATAACTGAATATCCTTTTTCTCCGCAAAGAAATTCAGCAACCTCATCATTCTCAAATGCTTTTCTTGTAAGTTCAAGCAATTCTTCGTTTGTAATCTGTTTTTGCAATTTCATGACATTTCCTTTCTCATCAAGCGACGAATAAAAATTATTTTTTTATATTTCACAAAAACCATCTACGGTATATGTTTCTTCGTCAGATAGTTTTATCATTGTTTCTTCTACTTTTGTCATATCATTGTCTAGTTTTAATATAATCTCAAAACTTGTATCAATATTAATCGACGTTTTATTTTCCTCCAAAATTAAGATCTATAATATTTAGATGCCCATAATTAAAAGAAAGAGTCAGCCACTTTTTATCAATTAAATATAAATATGAGCTAAAGTGACTTGAATCTTCATGATTGTCTGTCGGTTCACCAAACATTTGATTTATTTCTGCTTCTGTACTCTCAAAGGTTATTCCGCCTATTGAAATATTATCAATCGTATCCTGCCTTTTAAAAGCACTCGCAGTAAAGCTTATACAAATAATATCATTATCACTATAATCATTATCGTCTGCTGCACAATGCATTGTGACCGTATCCAGCAATTTACCGTCATATAACAATCCTCAGCTTCTAAGTTCGGTTTTCTCCTCATATATCATGCTTTCATCCCAAAAAGAAAAACCCTCACCCAAATCATCCAGCGAGCATGGAAATGAAAAAGTTTTATCGGCCCTGTGAAAAAATCTCTGTGAATTCAACAACAGTGATAAAAAACGATATTGTGGAGCGGCTTGAAAAACAGCCGCTCATTTTTTTACAGTATACAATAAATACCGTAATTTGTCAAGGTTCTTCAACAGTCAGTCTGCTGGAATGGAGCGTAGCGGAATGGAAGCAGACTGACTGTGCCGGCTCAGCTTAGCCTGTCGAGATACATGATCTCCAGCTCGCCAAGAACTATGCCCCAGTTCCTCAGCGGCATAGTCCATTTTTTCGCTATTTCATGAGTTGCAAGATACAGTGCCTTTAACAGCGCCGTATCGCTGGGAAACACGCTTCTCTGTTTGTTCAGACGACGATAGCCGCTGTTAAGGCTTTCGATCGCATTGGTGGTGTAAATGACCTTTCTCACATCAGCGGAAAACTTGAAGATCGGTGAGATCACATCCCAGTTTTTGTACCAGCTCTTCATGGCGTTTGGATAATCTTTCTCCCACTTCTCCGTCACACGCTCAAGCTGTTCAAGCGCAGCGTCCTCAGACGGCGCCTGGTAAATTGTTTTCAGATCATTAGCAAATTCTTTCTTGCTTTTTTCGCCAACGTATTTCAGCATATTTCGCACCTGATGAACGATACAACGCTGTAATTCTGTCTGCGGAAATGCCGCTGATACGGCGCTTCTTTCATACCCGAAAGGCCATCGGCACATATCACGAGGACGTCCTTTACGCCGCGATTTTTCAGCTCATTCAGGACTCCAAGCCAATATTTTGCACTTTCGTTTTCTCCAATATGTATGGATAAAACTTCCTTGTGACCTGTCAAATTTACTGCGAGAATCACATATGCAGCCAGCTTCCTGATCTGCCCGTTATCACGCACTGAAAAGTGTACTGCATCGATGAAAACAATCGGATACACTTCATCAAGCGGACGATTCTGCCAATCTTCTATCTGCGGAAGAAGTCTGTCTGTGATGTCGGATACCATACCATCGCTGACCTCAAATCCGTAAATATCTTCGATGGTATCGCTTATCTGGCGTGTTGTCATGCCCTTTGCGTACAGCGAAATGATCTTCTGTTCAATGCCGGAGATGTCCTTTTGACGCTTTTTTACCACCTTTGGCTCAAATGTTCCGTCTCGATCCTGTGGTACTTCGATCTCTGTTTCGCCCAAATTTCCACGTATCTTCTTGGTTTTCCTACCATTATGGTAATTGGAGTTGTCCGAGCGTTCATATGAACTGTACCCTAAGTGTTCATCCAGCTCTGCCTCAAGCATTTCCTGTATCGTGCCGCCCATCAGATCCCTGAGAGCATCCTCAATATCTTTTGCTGTCCTGATATCATACTCCTCGATCAGCTCTGCGATGATATTCTTCTTCCCCTCGCTCATTGGTTCTCTTTTTCTTCTTGCCATAAAAAATCAGCCTCCTGTGTTATTTATATTTTACCATAGTTGACTGCGTTTTTACAGACTTTTTTTCGGTGGGTCTCAGCTCTTTTATTATACACTACTTTGGAGATTTACACAACATATGGGGAAAAACCTATCTTTTCTTTGAATATAGCTTTTAAGATATTTCTTAGTTAGTCATATTTTGTTCTTCTCTGATGCCAATTCCTGACTTTCTCTTTTGTATCATTTTTCTGAGCTTTCTATCAGTTTGTATTTTTAAAGAACACTGCTTCTGCGAATAATTATCCTCAATACAGCAACTTAAATTCACAAACAATCCCATAACAGTATTTCTAAGCAGCATATTTTCAAAATCATCAATATTGTTAAGCATATTCTGAACGTACTCATTACCATCATTTGCGGACTTTGTGAGCCACTCCACAGCCTTTTCCTTATCCTTTTCAAGTTCATCTGCTCCGAAAAGATAAAGCCTGCCGAGCTGATAGCTTGACCACATATTCTTATCAGCGGATTTTTCAAAGTAATCTACCGCCTTTTGAATATCATACTTTTCTTCCTGCAAATACAACTTCCCAAAAGCATACTGTGTGAATTCGTTATCCTCTGCAAGCAGCAAATATTTCTCTGCTCTTTCTAAATCCTGCGTGACAATTTCACCTTTCAAATAAAACTGACCCAACTGAAAACAAGCAAAACTGTCACCCTTATCTGCACATTCTGTCAACATAAATAGTCCTTTTTCAATATCTTGTGAAAAATATTCACCCGAAATATATTCCAATGCAAAAAAACGCTTTGCATTGGAATTTTTAAGTTTCATTGCTTTTTCAATACACTCCAAACCCTTATTTAAATCAGCCTCAATGTATTTTCCTTGAATTAATGTTTTGCCATATTCATACAGACCATTCTTGTTATTCATCTCAGCGGAACGTTTGAAGTAATCAATGGCTTTTGAAATATCAGCTTCCGTTCCAAGTCCGTTTTTGTACATAACTCCAATTTTATAAAATAGGTTATCGTCCGCCTGATCTTTGCTTTCAAGTTCAAGGAAACCAGATAATGCAGCTTTGTAATATCTCTGTGCGGTTTCATTATTCTCAGCAACATATTCACCCTTGCTGTACATCTGTGCAACAGCATAAGAAGCATACGGCTGACCCTGAGAAGCCGATTTCTGATACCACAAAAACGCCTGCGACAAATCTTTTTCCACGCTGTTGCCATAATAGTATAGGTTAGCGAGACTGTATTGTGCGAATTTGTGGCCCTCCTGAGATGACTTCAAAAACCATTGAAACGCTTTTTCATAATCCTGTTCTGTGCCTAACCCATAGCAATGCATTTTACCAATGCGATACCAAACGTAAGAACGCATATCCGCAGGTTTCATGACCTGTCCCTTGAATTTAGGTTCGTATGGGAACATATAGTCCGAATCCGGCTCTATCTCCATAAATCCCTGCAATGCCTCTTGGTAGAATGCGAATGATTTTTCTTCGTCTTTTGCGCCAAGCTTGTCGGTGGAATACAATTTTCCTAAATCGTGAATAGCAAGGACATTGCCTGACTTTGATTCGGAGAGCAAGAGCTGTTCCGCCTTTTTGAAATCTTCAAGCTTTGATTGCTTGTTGTAAATAATCTTACAAGCTTCTTTGTATGCTGTACTCCATTTGAGATAGTATTTACTTTGAGGTTCATAATCTTCAATATCGACTGTTACCTCATTTTCATTGCTCCAAATGAAATCTTCGGCGGTCGGCTCGTCGTTATCCGAAAATGTTACTTTATCATTTTCGGATTGCTCAGATTCATCAAACTTCAGAAGAATATCAACATAAAAGTCATCATTCGCAAATTGTTCTGTTGGTTCGGGTTCTTCAATTTCTACATCAATGACAGGATAATTCATGTCAAGCACAGTTCTGATTATCATATTCCGCACAGGCTGAAAAACTTTGTTATCAACCAATGGCGGCAGTTCTTTTTCCTTTTGCGTATAGCTCTTGTATTTCAAGCTCTCCAAACTGCACCATTTTTCATAAAGCTGACGGATATTATTGTCTTTTGCAAGTTCTGAAAAAATACTGTTGACCGTTTCTTTGACATCAGGCGGAAGGTACCCATATACTTTTTTGCCTTTAACATTCTGTAACTGAGAATATAGTTTGCGGATAAGATTTTCAAGCTGCGGATTTTCAAAACCGCCTTGCTGAACTTTTCTGACAATACTTTTAAACTCCGTTTTTGATACAGCTTTCAATTCGTTACGGCTTAACGTCTGCTCCTGATATATGGACTGCAAATCGTCCTTAAATATATCGTTTGCAAAAGCTGAACGAATCTCTCCATCTCCGCCAAACGAACAAAAACCACCGTAAATACGGTGGTTTTCTTTTGTATACACGATTTTTACACGATTGTGTTCAATATCTTCACCGCACGTTCTTCCTCTCGTGGGTAGAGGTGCGAGTAGGTGTTCCATGTCATTGATATGTTGGAGTGACCTAAACGCCGTGCTATCTCCTGAATGTTTATGCCCTCATTGGCGAGCAGGGAAGCGTGGCTGTGACGGAAGTCATGAATACGGATACGTTTGACACCTGCCAAGTCTGCAAACTTCTTGTTGGTCTTTTCAAGGGACGTGTCACGGATAGGACGCTCGCCACCGCAGATGTACATATCATCACTGAACTTTGGCACTGCTTTCTTACAGCGTTCGTAATGTTCTGACAGTACTGCTCTTAATGGCTCTGGTATCTGTATCGTCCGTATGCTTGGCTTGTTTTTTGGCGGCGTGATACGATCACCGCCTTTGAGCTTCTGAGCAATGCTCTTGGTGATAGATATGTAGCCGTCTTTTATATCCGTCCATTGCAGAGCGTATATCTCGCCTTTTCGCATACCCATGTAAAATGCTATGTTGAAAAATACATAGTAGTTCCATTCGTACATTGAGCCGCCGTCCTCTGCTTCCTGAGCGTAATTCTTAGCTGCCAATATGTATTTCTTGAACTCGTCAGGCGTGTAGAAAAGCATTTCTTTCTTGGCTTCAAGGGGCGCTTTGAAGTTGCCTGCGGTGATAACAGGATTTTTCGGAATGTATTCCATTTTCACAGCATAGTTCATCATTGCACGAAACTCGCCGTAAATGTTCTTTCGAGTGACGATAGCCAATCCCTGTTCTGACAGCTCCTGTTTCCACTTCTGCACCATTGGTACGTTCAGATTATCTATCCTCACGCTTTCAAAGGTGGGCAGGACGTTCTTTTTCAGTATTCTTAGGGACTTGTCCAGTGATGTTTCACGGACCTCTGAACACTTGGCGGTGATGTACTCCGTGAATAGCTGTCCGATAGTCATTTTTGGAGCTATCTCTTTAGTATTGAGCTTTTGTGTAAGCTGGATTTCAAGCTGCTTAGCCGTCTCTGCACCGAACGTCACACGGTCTATCTGATGAGGCTTTCCGAAACTGTCCGTATAATTGACACGCACACGATATTTTTGCAGACCGTCTTTTCTGATGTTCTTTCCGTTCTTGTCTGTCATTTTGTAGATCGGCATAAATATTCCTCCTATTCTTGACACTTCCTCGAAAGTGTGCTACAATAAAAGGGCAGAATTCGCCCTTTCGTGGTTGAAGTGGGTGTGAATTTTAATCGAGCTGATACTGTCAATATCAGTTCACCTGTCCTCTGAGTGCTGTCAACGCTCGGAGGACTTTTTTTGTTATGTAGTTGCTTCGCTGTATATGATAGGTAAAAAGTCTGTTTCGTTTATTATCTTGACTTTCTTGCCTGCTTCTTGAAGCTCTCTTGCTTTGAGTACCTCAGAGCCGTAATTGCCGTATGACCAATCAGGACTGCCGTAAGCTCCTACTACAAGATAGTCAGTCTTGCCACTTACGGACGTTCGGATAGTTGCACCCATTGCTTCATATATCGGCGTTATCTCACTTGTATCTCCGAGCTGACACTCGCCTGTGAAAACAAGCACCTTGCCGTCAAGATTTATAAGTTCCTCTGATGAAACGTCTTTGTCAAACTCAGGCTTGCAAATATCATTGAAAACCTCAAGCATTTCATCAAGCTCGTGCTGTTCAAGTATGCCGTCTTCCAAAGCATTTTCTATTATCCTTTTCAGCTTATCGAACGGATAAATATTGCAGAACTCCTCGTTGCAATCAAGCCAATCTTTCAGCTCCATAACTTCTTCGTCAGTAAGGATATTGTCGTCAGTAATATCCAACAGCATTTCCTGTAGTTCTCGTATGGCTTTGGTCTTTGCTGAGTAGCGAACGTTATAGCTGTTCTTTTTCAACGTGAATTTTGCATGATTATGTATCTTTGGCATCGCTTTCTCGCTCAGCTTTTCAAATACCTGCTGAGTTGCCAACACATCAGACAATGCACGGTGGGCAGAGTCATTGGTGACATTAAGCTTCCGGCATAACGTACTCAGCTTGTGATTTTCAAGTTTCGGAAATACCTGTTGAGAAAGCTCCAGCGTGTCACATACTTTGTTCTTGTATAGCAGATTAAAACGCTGACAAGCTGCTGAAATAAATTGGCTGTCAAAATCAATGTTATGTCCTACAAGTATATCGTTCCCGATAAATTTCAAGAACTTTGGAAGCACAATATTTATACTTGGAGCGTCCGACACCATTTCATTTGTTATCCCTGTGAGATCTTCAACTTCTTCTGGTATTCTTTTCTTCGGCTTAACAAGCTGCTCAAATGTGTCAACTATCTCAGAGTTTTCAACAAGCACCGCTCCAAATTCTGTGATAAAGTCATACTGTGGGTTTAGCCCTGTTGTTTCAAGGTCGATGACAACATATCTGTTTGGAATGTTAGCCATTTTCCGCTTATGCTCCGCTCTTGAATGGACTTCTCTTGCAGGAACATCTTCGCTTTCCGAAAAATTTTCAGATGTATCTATACTTATGGTATTTCTTTTTGTGTCCGTCTGTTTTTGAACTTCCTGCCATGTTATCTCTTTATTGCGTTCTTTCTTATTATGATAGTACCTTGCAACGCAGATAATAGCAATAACGGCGGCTATTATCACAAATGGCACGTTGTCGCCTCCTTTTTATATTCACATTGTCTCGACTTCTTCAAGCGCATCAAAGCTGAAAAAGTCACCTCTGACTATATGCTCCATTTCGTGAGCTATAGTCTTTTTTTGTTCCTCATAGGATAGCCTAGAGTTTATGTATATATTATAAAATCCGTCAGAATCCATTGCTGTCACTCCCTTTACCGATATAGGCAAAGGAACGTATCTAATGCAATAATCCAATCTATTCACTATCCTTTTGCATACGCTTTAAAATCTCAACTGTAGCTTCTATATCCTCTTTGGTGACGTTCTTTGACACACTAAAGAGGATCTTCATTTCTGGTCGTGTTCTCAGCTCATCTATTATATCTCTTGTTTCGTCATCAAGATAGATAGGCTCGTTATGCGCTTCGACCTTGATATTATCTTCACCGTTCAACAAATAATCAACAGAAACTCCGAAATATTCAGCTATCTTTGATAGTGTATCTGTAGATAACTTCTTTTTTCTGCCTGCTTTTAAATCGGTTAAAGAGCCTCTGCTTGCACCTGTTTCTTTGCACATTACTGTTACATTTATATTTCTCTTTTTGCACAAGCTTTCAATTCTATTGTACAATTCTGACATAGTTACACCTCATAATTTGTGTAATATAACAAAATTACGCAAAAGAGTAATTTTCACTTGACAATTACGCAAAAGTGTAATATAATACAGTCAAGGCAATACGCAAGAGCGTAATATTTGTATCTGGTAAATATATTATATTACATTTAAACGTAACTGTCAATATGTAAAACACATATTAGTGTGAATATTATGCAAAGGTGGTGTTAATTATTAGTGAACGCAAAAGACCGCTGACTGAGTACGGCGTGGAAGTCAAGGTACGTCTTGTTAAACTCAACAAGACACAGAAGTGGCTCATTGAGGAAGTCAAGAAGCTTCTTCCTGAAACTTATCTCGACACATCAAACCTGTATAAGATAATGACAGGTGAGATCAAGTCAAACAAGATTGAAGCGGCTATCAATGAAGTCCTTGACATTAATTATACTCAGAACGCTGAAAATGTCAACAGCTAACAGTCCGATTGAACGGACAGAAAAAGAGGAGGTACAAAAATGAAACTGTACAAGGTAACAACGACAGACTGGTATAATCGCAACTGGGTCTATACAGTATCCGCCGATAGCGAACGTGAGGCTTTATGGAAAGTAAAAGCGAACGCTATTAGTTCGGGTGAAACCGTCTCGATTATCGAGGAGGTGGACTAAATGCTCAGGGTGATATCATCGGCAGAAGCGGTGGAACGGCTGAAAGCCGCAGGCTTCAACACAAACGTGAACAGGCTGAACGCAGGGCTCAGACAGGGCGTGTATCCTTTTGGGTGCGCCATTAAGCTTAACGAGTATGTGTATGAGATATACTCAACTCTGCTTGACAAGTGGATAGCGGAGAGATCTGAAAGGACGTGAGAAAATGATAGCCGTACTAGAGATAATCAGATGTGCCGCAGCGGTAGCGCTCTTGGTGGTGCTTACAATGTATGTAGCGTACAGGTGGTATGTAAGCGTAAAAGAAACTGCCTACGAGGAAGCAGAGGAGAGCATAAAGCGTGCGGTGAGAGAAGCAGGCAACCCCGTGGTCAAGGTCGAAGTTGAAATGAAAGGAAAGTGGTAAAATGGCGTTGATACTGCTGATAACAATAGCCGTGCTTGCAGGGATAGATGTAGTGATGTATCTTGTGCTGAGCTTGGCGGATAGGCACTGGGAGAAACGTTTTGAAAACGAGGAGGACGAAAGCGATGATAGTGATGAGAGAGGTCTTTAAAAGGGACAAGCCACTTGATAACGGCAGTGGAGCGGTAAGCCTTTGCGTGTTCCATTCAAATGTCAAGCCTGACGAGTGCGGTGCACTGACAGTAACGCCAACGAAGGACTACTGCCGTAGATGTGCATTCTACAAGACCCGTGAGGATTTTGACAGAGGGCTTGGCGATGCCGCAAGGTCGCTCCGTGAGAAAGGGATTGAACCTGTGAAGAAGATGGACTATGACGGCAAGCAGTATATGAGCGTAAGACCTATTGAAAGGGAGAATAAAGATGAATAAGAAATTTACAAACGAAGATATCATAAATGCGGCGAAACATTGTGCGACAAATGCTGACTGCGATAACTGCCCATTTTTCGCTACTTTGGAAATTGAGGGTTGCATTGAAACTTTCACACGATACATAGTGAACAACACAAAAAACGAGCCTGCACTGTCTGCCAACAGCACAAGCTCGGAGGTGGTATCAAAAGATACCGATAACATACAAATTGATGATAGCACAAAAGAACAGATTTGTCAAGCATATGATACCGCAGACAAAGCCTGTGCAGATATAATTGATATCTACGAGGGAATGTCAGAATGTGAGCAGAGAGCCTTTGATATCGGAGAGGCATACGGAAAAATATTCAGCACAAGATGTAAGCTTGATGAACTGAGAGGCGGTGACGGCAAATGAAAGGCTTGCCGACACGCTGTATAGATCCTGTCATGAAGTACTGTCAGGATTGCGCTTGGGGATATCGTGAATATGGCGATGACGTGGAATGCTCTGCCGACCTAGCAGGCTGTTGCTTTGAAAGTGGTTGTACACTCGGTTTTGACCAAGGCAGACCTGAGGATGAACCAACAGATGAGGAACTGCAAAAGTTTGATGAATGGATGGAAAGCCAGTGGAAGGAGAATGAAAAATGTCAGTAAAAATAAACTCACTTGAATTTGAGAACGTAAAGAAGATAAAAGCCGTACAGCTTGAGCCTGCAAAGAACGGGCTTACTGTTATCGGCGGTAAGAACAGGCAGGGCAAGACCTCTGTCCTTGACGCTATCGCTTGGGCGCTTGGCGGTGACAAGTATAAGCCGTCCTCTCCTCAGCGTGAGGGGTCTGTTGTCGAACCGCACTTGAAGATCACCCTCGATAATGGGATCATGGTGGAGCGTTCGGGCAAGAACAGCTCTCTCAAAGTCACCGACAGCACAGGCAAAAAAGGCGGTCAACAGCTTTTGAACAGCTTCGTTGAGCAGTTCGCACTTGACCTGCCGAAGTTCATAAACCAGTCAAGCAAGGAAAAAGCTTCAACTCTGCTGAAAATAATCGGCGTGGGCGATACGCTCTATCAGTTGGAGCATAAGGAACATTCCCTCTATGACCAGCGTACCGCTATTGGCAGAATAGCTGACCAGAAGTCTAAGTTCGCAAAGGAAATGCCTGTGTACGCAAACGTCCCTGCCGAGCCTGTTTCGGCTTCGGAGCTTATCAGACAGCAGCAGGATATACTTGCTCGCAACGGCGAAAATCAGCGTAAGCGTGACCAGAAAGAATACTACGAAAAGCAGTTGGAGATTGCTAAGTCTGCCTATGAGCGTGCAAAAGCAAGCTATGAAGCGGCAGCGAACAACTTCAAGCTTGCAAGCCTTGACGCACAAGACCTTGTGGACGAAAGCACAGCGGAGCTTGAAAAGAATATCTCGGATATCGAGGAGCTGAACAAGAAGATAAGAGCAAACCTTGACAGGGAGAAAGCTGAGATAGACGCTGAGGACTACCGTTCACAGTATACATATCTCACTGAGCAGATAGAGGACGTAAGGCAGGCTAAAACTGACCTGCTGGGCAGTGCCGACCTGCCCCTTGAGGGGCTTTCAGTTGAGGACGGAGAGCTGCTGTATAACGGGCATAAGTGGGACAGTATAAGCGGAGCAGAACAGCTTATCGTCGCTACCTCTATCGTGAGAAAGCTCAACCCTGACTGCGGTTTTGTCCTGCTGGACAAGCTTGAACAAATGGATACCGACACCCTTGATGACTTCGGCAAGTGGCTTGAAGCACAGGGCTTGCAGGCGATAGCCACAAGAGTTTCCACAGGTGACGAGTGCAGTATCATTATCGAGGACGGCAGGTCAATGGACAACGAAAAGGAAGAAAACACAGAAACGAAAACTTGGAAAGCAGGTGCATTTTAATGTATGAGATAACATCAGGAGTTGTAAGCTCCGCACAGAAAGTCGTGATATATGGTCCTGAGGGCATAGGTAAATCCACCTTTGCGGCTCAGTTCCCCGACCCTGTATTTATTGATACAGAGGGCAGTACAAAGAAGCTGAACATCAGACGTTTCCCTAAGCCAACAAGCTGGGAAATGCTCAAAAACGAGGTAAAGGAAGCTATGAACGGCAGGCTCTGCAAGACCCTTGTCATTGATACATTTGATTGGGCTGAACAGCTTTGCATTGAAACTATCTGCTCGGCACATCAGAAAAAAGGCATTGAAGATTTCGGCTACGGCAACGGCTATGTTTACGAAAAAGAGGAGATAGGCAAGTTTCTTAATCTCTTGCAGGAGGTAGTTGACAGCGGTATCAACGTTGTGCTCACGGCTCACGCTCAGATGAGAAAGTTTGAACAGCCTGACGAGCTGGGCGCTTATGACCGCTGGGAACTGAAACTCGGCAAAAAAACGTCTTCTCAGATATCGCCTCTTGTGAAAGAATGGGCAGATATGGTGCTGTTTGCAAACTACAAAACATATGCAGTAGCTGTGGATAAGGACGGCAAGAAGTTCAAGGCTCAGGGCGGTGACCGTGTAATGTACACCACACATCACCCTTGCTGGGACGCTAAAAATCGTGACGGACTTCCGTCTGAAATGCCTTTTGAGTATAGTGGTATAGCTCACCTGTTTGCGTATACACAGCCTGCTGAAATGCCTAAGCCTGTGCCTGCACCGACAGTTCAGACAGCACAGCCTACGCAGACCGCACAGACTGCCACACAAAAATCGGACGAGCCTCTTACAGATCTCAGCGGCTTTGAGGACGTTGCACCACCTATCGTTATCCCTGAGGGCATACCGAAAGCACTTGCAGACCTTATGAGAGCCAACAACGTAAGCGAATCGGATATACGTCTTGTGGTATCTCAGAGAAACTATTTCCCTTATGATACCCCTATTACCAACTATCCTGACGACTTCGTGCAGGGCTGTCTGATAGGTGCTTGGGAGCAAATGCTGCCGCTTATCAGAGAAAATCAGAAAGTACCATTTTAAAGGGAGGACAACACTATGGATAATTTTATGGAATACGGCTGGGAAGATGAGATAGTCAACGAGGGTGGGGACTTTGTCCTGCTCCCTGAGGGGGACTATGACTTCACCGTCAGCAAGTTTGAGCGTACAAGATACGAGGGGTCGGCAAAAATGCCGTCCTGCAATATGGCAAAGGTCACATTCACCATTTGGGGTGCAGAGGACAGCGTGGAGATAACAGAAAACTTCTTCCTCTGCAATAAGTTTGAGCGGAAACTCTCAGCACTTTTCCTGGCTCTCGGTCTGAAAAAACACGGCGAGCCGCTGAAAATGAACTGGAACGCTATCACAGGCAAAAAGGGCAAGTGTCACGTCTACGTTGACAACTACAAGAACAAGGACGATGAGGAAAGGCAGTGCAACAAGATAAAGAAATTCTATGCCTATGACGAGAATGTGACTACCGTTCAGCCTGCTCAGATGCAGACACCACAGTATAGTCAGCCTGCTCAGACAGGCGGCTGGAAAGCCGGTGCATTCTGATGATGAATTTAAGACCATATCAAAACGAGGCTAAGCTTGCTATACTCGAACAATGGTCTGAGGGAATAAACAAGGTCCTTGCAGTTCTGCCCACAGGAACGGGAAAGACAATACTTTTCTCGGCTGTTACGGAAGAATGTGTGCGGCAGGGTAAGCGTGTGCTTATCCTTGCCCACAGGGGCGAGCTGCTCGACCAGGCGGCGGACAAGCTTATGAAGTCAACAGGGCTTGGCTGTGCCACCGAAAAAGCAGAGCAAAGCTGTTTAGGCTCTTGGTATCGTGTAGTAGTAGGCTCAGTTCAGACCCTTATGCGTGAGAAAAGGCTCAAAGGCTTTTCGGAAAATTACTTTGATACCATAATAATTGACGAGGCTCATCACGCTATCTCAGACGGCTATCAGAGAGTGCTTGACCATTTTCCTGAAGCTCAGGTACTCGGGGTGACGGCTACACCTGACAGGGGCGATATGAAGAACTTAGGCTCGGTGTTTGACAGCCTTGCATATGAATACACCCTGCCGCAGGCTATCAAAGAGGGCTATCTTTCACCTATCAAGGCTATCACCATACCGCTGAAACTTGACCTTTCAGGAGTATCAACTCAGGCAGGAGATTTCAAGGCAAGTGATATCGACACGGCACTTGACCCTTATCTTTATCAGATAGCTGATGAAATGCTCAAATACTGTAAGAAACGCAAGACAGTTGTGTTCCTGCCGCTTGTCAAGACCTCTCAGAAGTTCCGTGATATCCTTATCAGCAAAGGGTTCAACGCCGCTGAGGTCAACGGAGAAAGCACAAACAGAGCGGAGATATTAGAAGCTTTCGACAAGGGCGAATACAACGTGCTGTGCAACTCAATGCTCCTCACAGAGGGGTGGGACTGCCCGTCAGTTGACTGCGTTATCGTGCTAAGACCAACAAAAGTGCGTGGGCTTTACTGTCAAATGGTAGGCAGAGGCACAAGGCTCTGCGAGGGCAAGAGCGAGCTTTTACTGCTGGACTTCCTGTGGCACACAGAACGCCACGAGCTTTGCAGACCTGCACACCTTATCTGTCAGAACGAAGAAGTCGCCGAGAAAATGACCGAAAACCTTGCCAACGAGGCAGGCTGTGCGGTGGATATCGAAGAAGCCGAAAAGCAGGCAAGCGAGGACGTTGTGGCACAGCGTGAAGAGTCTTTGGCAAAGCAGCTCAAAGAAATGAAAACACGCAAGCGAAAGCTCGTTGACCCTTTGCAGTATGAAATGTCAATACAGGCTGAGGACTTGTCCTCTTACGTTCCTGCTTTTGGCTGGGAGTGTGCTCCTGCTACCGACAAGCAGAAAGCAAAGCTTGAAAAGCTGGGCATTTTCCCTGACGATATAGACAACGCAGGCAAGGCAAAGCTTATCCTTGACCGGCTTGAAAAGCGCCGCAATGCAGGACTTACCACACCAAAGCAGATAAGGCTGCTTGAAAGCAAGGGCTTTGAACACGTCGGCTCATGGAGCTTTGACAGCGCAAGCAGGATGATAGCCCGTATTTCTGCCAATGGTTGGAGAGTGCCGAGAGATATCGACCCGAAAACATACACACCTGAGAACTAAGGAGAAGTGAATGGATAACACAAATTTGATTAAAATGCTTGAATACATAGACCCTGCAAGCTGTGATTATCAGGAATGGGTCAACGTGGGAATGGCTCTCAAACACGAGGGCTATTCCGTGAACGATTGGGACAGTTGGTCGAGGTCAGACAGCCGTTATCACAGCGGTGAGTGTGAACACAAGTGGCAAGGCTTTAACGGCAATGCTCAGCCCGTGACCGCAGGAACTATCGTACAAATGGCAAAGGAAAGAGGATACAGCCCACATGAGTTTCAGGCATACGATTGGGACGGCGAGATAGTTGCAGAAGAAAGCAGTCCCCTTGTAAACGGTGGTGAGGGCATACCGATCACCGAGCCTGCCCAATGGGATCCTGTCAAGGAGATAGTCACATATCTTGAAACACTCTTTGAAGCAGGAGAGAACGTGGGCTATGTTACGCAAACGTGGGAAACAGAAAAGGACGGCAAGACCAAGTATCTGCCCACAAAGGGGTGCTGCGACAGGACGGCAGGGGAGCTTATCAAGAGGCTTGGCGAATGTAACGGCGACATTGGTGCGGTGTTTGGCGACTACAAGGAAGAAGCCGGAGCGTGGATCCGTTTCAATCCTCTTGACGGCAAGGGCGTAAAGAACGAGAATGTAACAGACTACCGCTATGCTCTTGTTGAAAGCGACAGTATGCCTATAGAACAGCAGAATGCCGTGATGAGAGAGCTTGAACTTCCTATCGCTGTGCTTGTATACAGCGGTGGAAAGAGCGTTCACGCTATCGTCAAGATAGACGCTCCCAACTATGATGAATACCGCAGGCGTGTTGATTTTCTTTACAAGGTCTGCAAGGAAAGTGGTCTTGATATAGATAAGCAAAACCGCAACCCTTCACGTCTTAGCCGTATGCCAGGCGTTATGAGGAACGGTAAGAAACAGTTCATCATTGACAAGAACATAGGCAAAGAAAGCTTTTCAGAATGGAAAGATTACATAGAGAGTATCAATGATGATCTCCCCGACCCTGAGAGCCTGAGTGCTGAGTGGGATAACCTGCCTGAGCTTGCACCACCACTTATTGACGGTGTTCTCAGACAGGGCCACAAAATGCTCATTGCAGGTCCGTCAAAGGCAGGCAAGTCTTATGCACTTATAGAGATGTGCGTGGCGATAGCTGAGGGGGTCAAGTGGTTTGGCTGGCAATGCACCAAAGGAAAGATACTATACGTCAACCTAGAGCTTGACAGAGCATCTTGCCTGCACCGTTTCAAGGACGTGTACACCGCAATGCACCTAGAACCTGATAACCTCAGTAGCATAGACATATGGAACTTGCGAGGTCACAGCGTACCAATGGACAAGCTTGCACCAAAGCTTATACGCCGAGCAAGCAAGAAGAATTACATTGCCGTGATAATAGACCCTATCTACAAGGTCATAACAGGCGACGAGAACTCAGCAGACCAAATGGCGCACTTCTGCAACCAGTTTGACAAGGTATGCACAGAGCTTGGCTGTGCGGTCATATACTGCCACCACCACTCAAAGGGAGCGCAGGGCGGTAAGCGTTCAATGGACAGAGCCAGCGGTTCGGGCGTGTTTGCAAGAGACCCTGACGCACTTCTTGACCTTTCAGAGCTTGACATTTCAGACAGTCTTTACAAGCAGCAGGAGGACGAAACTGTTTGCCGTATCTGTGAGGACTGGATGAGGAGATTTTACAGAAATACTGATGATCTTTGTTCACAGGACGATCTTGTTACGCCGTCAAAAATGCTTGAGATAACGCACAAGTACCTGCACCCGAACTCATACAAGCTTATGATGACCGACATAGACAAGGCTAAGCTTGCAGTAAGAAACCGCACGGCATGGCGTATAGAGGGCACTCTGAGAGAGTTCCCGAAGTTCGCTCCACTCAATATGTGGTTTGACTATCCTGTTCACAGAGAGGATACTGTGGGCGTGCTTAAAGACTGCGAGGTAGAGGACATCACGCCGAATTGGAAGAAGAATTTCAGCAAGAAGAAGACCAATGAAGACCGCAGCAAGGAGCGCAAGGAGAGCATTGAAACAGCTTTCAGCGGTGTGCAGGAGAACGGCAAGTGCCGCATTTCTGAACTGGCGGAGTACATAGGAAAGAGCGAAAAGACCGTTGGAAGATACCTCAAAGAGCATGGTGGCTTTTGGATAGAAGAGGGAGAATGCGGCTTAAAAGCTCAGCAGACAGACAAGACAAAATCGAATTTTTGAACTTTAGACAGACAGAAAAAAATCGAAAAAGTGTCAGGACAAAATCGAACTTTTTTTCTTGTCAGACAATATCGAAAATTACCGAGTTTGTCAGACGGACAGACAAATCTATTATTATAAACAATACTTTTTGTCGGGGGCTTGAAACTGCCCCGACGAAAAAGTAATCAGAATAATGACGCACGAGAGGAGCACACGCAGATGAAAGCAACAAGAAGTAAGGCAAGGCAAGACGTTGTTAATGCAGCTAAGAAAATGCCACCGCTTTTTCATAAGCTGCCTAATGAAGATTTCGACTATCGAAAATCACGCACGCTTTGGTGGCTCGTGAAACAGCCGCAGGTACTCAAATACATTTGGGATATGGTCAAACAGTCGGGAGCATTGGTGTATGATGACAAGTCACACAAGTGGCACGGAGTAGATTTCAAATGCGAGGAGGAAGATGATGACTGAATTTTTTATGGCGATGATACCACCGACGGCTACGGCTCAGGAACACAAGGTAGCTGTGAGAAATGGTAAGCCGATATTTTATGACCCACCCGATGTCAAGGCGGCAAAAGAAAAGCTCACGGCAAACCTAGCAAGGCACAGACCGCCTGAAAAATACATCTGTGGGATAAGGCTGATAACAAAGTGGTTATTTCCGAATGACGGCAAACACAAGGACGGAGAGTACAAGATCAGCAAGCCTGACACAGACAACCTGCAGAAGATGTTCAAGGACTGCATGACACTATGCGGCTTTTGGACTGACGACCAACTTGTGGCGAGCGAGATATGCGAGAAGTTCTGGGCGGACATACCTGGCATTTATGTGAGGATAGAGGAGCTATGACGATACACGAAGTAAAGAAAAGTCTCGGACGCATGGTGAGCTACAACGGCTCTGATTGCTACGAACTGACAGGGTGCATTATCCGCAAGAGCAGTAAGACAGGTCAGTTCTTCTATCAGGCGGAGATCGCTGACAAGACTTGTGGCAATACGTTGGTGTATTGTAGGCTGGAAGAGTTGAGGTGTGAGGAGTGATAATATGGCAAAATGTAAAACACCCGAAGAACTGTTAAAACAGTATTCGGCAGAACTCGCAAAGTCGATAGAACGGTACAAGTCCATTATCGAGCATGGCTGTAGTGACCCGTCATGGCCTGACGGCTGTAATGCCAATTTGTGCAGAAACCACGTTCTGGCATACAAGCGATACATTCTGGATATCTGCACGGCTAACGATTTGGAAATCCCACAGGAATATTACCTGCCAACGCCGCCTGAACAGGACAATCGCTTTATGGCTGACAAGACTAGCGAAAGGTACAAAAGGTTGAACAGTTACCCTGATTATAACGGCAGGCTGACAACGAGGAAAGTTGACTATGATGATAGTCAGATGAGTTTATAGGAGGGGTAAGAGTGAAAACACATAATCTGAAACTTAGCATAGACTTTTGTGGCGCTGTTCTGAGCGGTGAGAAAACTTTTGAGGTCAGAAAGAATGACAGGGGTTTTCAGACGGGAGATCTGATAAGATTTATACCGACTGACGGAAAGTCTTATCATAGCTTGAATGGTACAGTAATAGAACACGCAAAACATGAGATATCAGAACATACATACAAGATAACATATATCCTCAACGGCTGGGGAATAAAGAACGGGTATGTTGTGTTGGGAATAAGAGAGGAGAGATCCTATGGAAAGAAACGACCCAATGACCATGTCACGCCTGAAAGCCTACCGCAGGAACGCCTCAGCCATTGAGGACATCAAGGCAGAGCTTTCAGGCAAGTACGTTGCCGACAGTATCAGCGTATGCACTCCGCCGTCCTATACACCACACAGCACACGCATAGACGGCTTTCTGCCGAGTGGTGATACACTTTCACTGCTGTGCGAACAGGCACGGCTAGAGCGTGAGCAGAGGACTGTGGAGGAGTTCATCAAGGGGATAGAGGATAGACAAATGAGGAAGATATTTGTACTCAGGTTTGTAAAAGGCTTTACTTGGATACAGATAGGACACAAGGTCGGAGGTACAGCGGACGGCTGTAGAATGGCGGTCAAAAGATTTTTGCAAAATGCTTAAATTTGTTCGCTCTGTTCGTTTTACCTATGTTATAATTTAAACTGAGGAAAGTGTAGACGTACCTCAGACTTGTACTTTCATTGAAGTCACCTCCAATTTTCTAAGCCCCGTAAGGGGCTTATGCAGGTCGAGAGCGTGCCAGCTCAACATCTGCTCCACCATTTACAAAACTCCTTATAATATTTTCACAAGGGCGGCTGCATTTTGCGGTCGCTTTTGTGTTGAGAAGGTGACCTTATGCCAATATCAAGACCAGATCGAAACGGCTCACATCAAACACAGTTCCGTATCAACAAGAAAAAGATATATGCTACCCAAACAGTCTGCGGTATCTGTGGAAAACCTGTTGATTTTTCCTTGAAGTATCCACACCCACTGTCAGCTTGCATAGATCATATCATACCCATAGCAAAAGGCGGTCACCCCTCAGCCCTTGAAAACCTACAGCTTGCTCATTGGTGTTGCAATCGTCAGAAATCTGATAAATTGGTAGAAAAACAGGTGTTTGACCAAAAGGTAGAAGCCGTATCCAACCGTGTTTTACCGCAAACTTTTGATTGGAAGTCGATTTAAACACGAATTTCCACGAAATTTCCAATTTTTTTGAGCATATGGGGGCATACCACCCCCTTTGAGGGGCAATTTCACGTTCACGCCTTCATTGTGTAAATATCTCGCAGAATTTTAAACAGGAGCAAAAATATGACAAACGAAATATACGGAATTGACTATCTGCGACGCAGACTTGCCGATAAACAAACACGAGTGCTATTGAGATATAAGTACTACGAAATGAAAAATAACGCACAGGACTTTTCGAGCCTTGCTCCCGAAAAATTCAAGGGGCTAAAGGAAACTGTCGGCTGGTGTGCGAAAGCAGTCGATAGTCTTGCTGACCGCTTGCAGTTCGACGAATTTCAAAATGATGAATTTAATCTGAGCGAAATATTCTTGTCAAACAATCAGGATATACTCATTGACTCTGCGGTGCTTTCGGCTCTTATCTCAGCGTGTTCTTTCGTCTATATCCGAGAAGATAACGGCTATCCTCGCCTGCAGGTAATTGACGGCTCAAATGCCACTGGTATCATTGACCCTGTGACAAATCTGCTTACCGAGGGCTATGCAGTGCTTGAGCGTGACAGCATGGATATTGTAAAGACAGAGGCTTATTTCATGGCAGGCATGACGGAAATATACTCCCATGGTGTGCTTGTTCAGCGTATACCAAACGCTGCACCATATGCACTGCTCGTGCCGATAATATATCGTCCTGACGCAAAGCGTCCGTTCGGTCACAGCCGTATTTCAAGAGCCTGCATAGCCTATACGCAGACAGCTCTCAGAACTATAAAACGCTCTGAGGTGTCGGCTGAATTTTACAGCTTTCCTCAAAAATATGTGCTTGGATTATCTGAGGACGCAGAGTTCAATAACCGCCTTGCTACGATATCCTCTTTTCTGAATTTCACGAAAGACGGCGACGGCGATCACCCCATTGTAGGACAGTTTCAACAGCAATCAATGACGCCATATACTGAACAGCTGAGAACACTTGCAAGCCTGTTCGCAGGAGAAACAGGACTGACCCTTGATGACTTGGGCTTTGCCACCGAAAACCCCTCCAGCGCAGAGGCTATCAAGGCAGGTCATGAAAACCTACGATTAACGGCACGCAAGGCACAGAGGACGTTCGGAACAGGTCTGCTCAATGTGGGCTATCTTGCCGTTTGTATCCGTGACAGATACGCATATCAAAGAGATGCGTTCAGAGATACAAAAGTCGCATGGCTGCCTATCTTCGAGCCTGACGCTGCGGCACTCTCGGGTGTGGGCGACGCTATCTTGAAGATAAACCAGGCTGTGCCTGACTATCTTGGTGCAAGAAACATAAAGGCTCTCACAGGTATGGAGAGTGACGGCAAATGAGCGCACTTTCAGACAAAATAAAAAGCGACCTTGTCAAGCTTTCAAAAAGCGACAAACATTTGCAGAGCATTATAAAAAGGCTTGAAAGCGGTAAAGCAAACCTCACTGATGTTGATGACTTCGCACAGGCAACAGGAACTGTGCTGAAAAAAGTCTTTGAAAAAAGCATAACCGAAAGCCCAAAGGCTTTTACAGATGAACAGCTTATTGCTGAGATACTCGGTGATATATTCGGTGATAACTACGATCTTATAAACTCTGTGGCTGAGAATATCCAAAAGCAGCTTGATAAGGCGGCAGGCATAGGCATAAAGCCACAAAGAGCAGATTTCCCCTCTGAGAGGATAGAAAATCTTGCAAAAGTAACTGCTCAAAAGGACCTTACCGACAAGACGGCACTAAGCGAGTTCACTGCGTCAGTTGAGAACATAAACGGCTCTATTTTCACCGATTATGTCAAAACAAATGCTGACTTTCGCAGTAAGGCAGGACTTAAAGTCTACGTTATCCGTTCAGACCACAGCAAGTGCTGCGCATGGTGTTCAAAGCTTGCAGGAAAGTACGTCTATCCTGATGTTCCAAAGGACGTGTGGCGGCGGCATAAGCGCTGCACCTGTGAGATAACCTACGTCAATGAAAAGGCAGGCACATATGATCAAATAAGCTATTCAGACGTTCAAAACGGCAAAGAGATCGAAACACGCAAGCAGGTCACAAGGCTCACACCTGAGCAGGCGAGAGCTAAGGAAAAAGAAGTGCTTAGCAGGATTGACAAATCGAAAAAAAGTGGTATAATGAAATCAGGAAGAAACCTTGAACGAAAAGAGCAAAACATAGGTGCGTTCTCAACGTTGACAGTGCCAATGCAGAAAAGAGAAATTCTGAACATATGTAGAAAATATTCTATTGATACTAGCGGAATAACCTTTAAGATTCAGCGTTCTGAAAAACTCCTTGCACTTCCTTTTTATGGCTCAACAGACTATAATAACATAGGAAGAATAGACTTGTTCCCAAGTGCATTTTCTTCTGAAGAGGAATTAGTAAAAACCATATTGCATGAAAAGTGCCACGTTTTACAGCTAAAGAAACATGGCAAAGCATATGCTCAGCAAAACTTAGATTTAATGGAAAAACAAGCTTATAGGTTTGAACGATTATTTTATAGCTTGGTTACAAAGAGGTGATAGTATGAAATGGCTTGACAATCTAGCGAGTATAAAGCAGCTCCATAAGGCAGGCAAATGCCCATATTGCGGACAAGAAAATACAGATTACAGATTGCTTGAAATAAGCAGTGGTAAAGGATATGGAGATGTTTGGTGCAATGACTGTAAAAAAGCTTTTCATATTTCTCGTATAGAAGTATCAGAGACAGACATTCGAGAAAAGCAGTTACCTCCTGAACTCAAATATTAGTTAATAACCGCTCCGCTACGGCGAGGCGGTATTTTTATACCCAAAATCAGAAAGGACGGATAAATATGAATTTTGGACAGGCAATTGAAGAAGCAAAGAGAGGTAAGAAAATAGCAAGAAAAGGCTGGAACGGCAAAGGACAGTATGTTGAGCTTGCCACTAATGTTAGTTATAAATCCCCCAATGGTACTGTGACAAATGTAAACCATAAGGATATGGGCAATAAAGCATTAGCGTTTGTGGGAACTTCGGGTGTACAACTTGGGTGGCTTGCAAGTCAAGCAGATATGCTGTCGGAAGATTGGCAGACAATAGACTAATCAAACATCGGAACTAAGCACCTTAACGGGTGCTTTTTTCATACCCAAAAGGAGGTAATTCCCTATTGAGGATAAGAGAGTCGGCAGGCAGACCCCCACCACAGCCCTTGTCCTGCCTTATGAGCAGACTAAGGGCAACGAGGCTGTAGAGTTATATAACAGCACAGGCAGAACTGCTCAGGAATGGCAGGAAATACAGCTATATGACATAATGGCGACCAATGACGAGGGATTGTGGACGCATATGAAATACGGCTACAGCGTGCCAAGACGTAACGGAAAATCTGAAATACTTATAATGCGTGCTCTCTGGGGACTTATCCACGGAGAGCGTGTTCTTTATACGGCACACAGAACGACCACCTCTCACAACGCATGGGAAAAGGTCATTGAACGTCTTGCAAAGGCAGGATATACCGAAAAAGAGGATTTCAAGAGCACAAAACAGTTTGGCCTTGAACGTATCGAGTGGCTCAAAGATAATGACGGAGGTCTTATCAACTTCCGTACACGTTCATCAAAAGGCGGACTTGGTGAGGGCTATGACCTGCTCGTTATAGATGAGGCTCAGGAGTACACGGCTGACCAAGAAAGTGCATTGAAATACGTTGTTACCGATTCTGCAAACCCTCAGACACTGATGTGCGGCACTCCTCCTACTGCGGTATCATCTGGAACTGTGTTCTATCAGTACCGCCGTGACACTCTGAGTGGAACTAACGTTGACAGCGGCTGGGCAGAGTGGAGCATACCTGAAATGGCTGACGCACATGACCCTGAACTTTGGTATGAAACAAATCCCTCACTCGGCACGATATTAACCGAGCGTAAGATACGTTCAGAGCTTGGCAAAGACCAGACAGACGATAATATCCAGCGTTTAGGACTGTGGTTAAGATACAATCAGAAGTCTGCCATAAGCCGGGAGGAATGGCATAACTATCAGATCGATACAGCACCAAAGCTTTCAGGCACGCCTGAACTGTTCTTCGGCGTTAAGTATGCAAGATATACGGCAAATGTTTCTCTTGCAGTTGCTGTTAAAACTTCTGACGGCAAAATATTCGTTGAAGCTATCGACTGCCGCCCTGTGCGAGAGGGGAACGGCTGGATAATCTCATATCTCAGAAATCCTCACGCAAGGCAAGTGACCATAGACGGTGCAAACGGACAGGCTGTGCTTGAAAGTGATATGAAAGACGCAGGAGTTAAGTGCAAGGCTGTGCTACCAAAGGTTGCTGAGGTGGTGCAGGCGTCAGCTCAGTTTGAGCAAAGTCTGTTTGCTGATAAGATATGCCACGCAGAACAACCTGCACTTGAGCAGGCTGTTTCAAATTGCGAACACAGAGCCATAGGCTCAGGCGGAGGTTTTGGTTACAGCTCTATTATGGAGGGTGCTGACATTTCGCTGTTAGAGTCGGTGGTGCTTGCACATTGGAGCTGTGCGAACGCTAAAGAAAAGAAAAAGCAAAAGATAAGCTACTGATATTTGAAAGGAATGATATTATGGCAGAAGAATTTGAACCTGTCACGACGCAGGAACAGCTTGACAAGATAGTAAATGCAAAGCTGGAGGAAAACACAAATGCTGTCACAAAGCAGTTTGAGGGATATGTTTCCCCTGCTGATATGGCAGAAAAGGTCAAGGGCTATGAAACCACTATAGCAGACCTTACGGCAAAGGGCAAGGCGGCTGAACAGAGCCTTTGCAAACTGAGAGCCGCACAGGAGTACGGACTTCCTGCGGAGCTTTCGGACAGGCTCAGCGGCGAGGACGAAAAGTCTATAAGAGCCGATGCAGAAAAGATGTCAAAATACTTTAAGACATCACACAATGCCCCTGATTTCAGAGCAGAGGGCGACCCAAGCAAAAACAGTGCGGAAAACGCACTTAGAAAAACACTTGAAAAGCTGAAAGGAGAATAATCATGGCAGAAACAATTAAGAGAGGCACACTTCTTGAGCCTGAAACAGTAACAAGCATTTTTTCAACAGTAAAGGGTCATTCCACCCTTGCAAAGCTCAGCAGAAGAGATCCTGTGTCCTTTAACGGCAATGACTATTTCGTTTTCTCTATGGACGATGAGGCGGACGTTATCGGTGAAAGCGAGGCTAAATCCGCAGGCAGTGCTAAACCCGGCAAGGTGACGATGCGTCCGCTGAAGATAGAATACGGCGCACGTTTCAGCGACGAGTTCATCTACGGAACAGACGAGAAAAAGCTTGAAGTCATCAAGTCTTTTGCAGAGGGCGCAGCTATCAAATTCGCTCGTGCGATCGACATTCTCGGCTTTCACGGAATAAACCCGAGAAAAAAGACAGTTGTTGCAGCTCTCGGCGATAACTATATCGACAAGGCAGTTGCCAACAACACCGCAAAGGTAGACTTTGACAGCGCAGACCCTGAAAGCAACCTCGAAGATGCAGTTGCTAAGCTTGGCGACTACGACGTTACAGGCTTTGCGTTCTCAAAGGAGTTTGCCTCTTCTCTTGCAAAACTCAAGGTCAACGGCGTAAAGCAGTATCCAGAGTTTGCTCTCGGTGCAAACCCGGGCAGCCTTAACGGCACAGCCTGCGATGTAAATTCCACCGTAAACTTTAATAAGGGTACAGACAGGGCTATCGTAGGCGACTTTGCAAGAGCTTTCAAGTGGGGCTACGCAAAGGAGCTGCCCCTTGAAGTTATCCAGTACGGCGACCCTGATAACTCAGGCAGAGATCTGAAAGGTCACAATGAGGTGTATCTCAGAACAGAGGCTTATATCGGCTTTGCTATCCTTGACCCTAAGGCGTTTGCAGCCGTTCAGGCCGTTCAGGCAACAGAATGAGCAGCGTTTATGCCACTATCGACGACATAGCAGTATACGGACGAAAGCTTACATCACAGGAGCAGCAGGCGGCGGATAGTCTTATCGAGACCGCCTGCGCAAAGCTCCGTGTTATAGGCAAGCGTTACGGCGTTGATGTCAATGCCCTTGTGACAAGTGATGAAGACTATGCGTTGACAGTAAAGGCGATAATCTCAAAGGCTGTTGTGAGAAGTCTTGACTGTTCGGCTGATAATGCACCACCTGCTGTGCAGGCGTCGCAGGCAGCTATGGGCTATTCGGTGTCAATGACTTATCTCAATTCAGGACAATCTTTATATTTTCTCAAAAACGAGTTGAAAGAGCTTGGTATCATTCGTCAGAGGTGGGGAGCTATGGAGGTATATGACTATGAGAACAATGATAAAGGGAATTTCGGTGAAGCTTAAAGTGCAGACGCAGACAGGCGTTGACGGCTTTGGCAGACCAACTTATGAGGATAGCTGGGAGCTTGTTGACAATGTTCTTGTAGGCGAGCCGTCATCTGATGATGTTATAAGTGAGCTTAACTTATCAGGTAAGCGGATAGCTTATGTGCTAGCTATACCGAAAGGCGACACTCACACCTGGGAGAACACGGAAGTTGAGTTCTGGGGAATGACGTTCAAAACTGTTGGTATCCCTACGCAGGGCATTGAAGAAAATCTGCCGCTCAGTTGGAATAAGAAAGTAAAGGTGGAACGCTATGGATAAGGTAAAGATAGTTCTTGACCGAAAGGGCGTAATGCAAATGCTAAAGTCCAAAGAGGCGGAGAACATCTGCCGTGAGTTTGCAGACAAGGCTGCCAAACGTTTAGGTGACGGCTATGAAGTATCCACCTATGCAGGCAAAAAGCGTGTGAATGCAAGCATAAAGGCTGTGACCTATAAGGCAAGAAAGGAAACAAAGCAGAACAATGCTATCTTAAAGGCGGTGCTGAGCAAATGATAGAGGAGATAATTCTGAACTATCTCAGCGAAGCCTTAGACGTTCCTGTTCTTACGGAAGAAGCCCTAGCAACTACGGAAACCTTCGTGTTGCTTGAAAAGATAGGCTCGTCTGAAAGCAATGGGATATCATCAGCAACGTTTGCAGTGCAGTCATACGGCAAGAGCCTTTATGAGGCGGCAAAGCTCAACCACGCCGTTAAAGGGGCTATGCGTGACGCTGTGGTGCTTGATGATGTTATATCCTGCAAGCTGAACAGCGACTACAACTACACCGATGAGGAAACAAAGCGATACCGCTATCAGGCAGTATTCGACATACGATATTACGAAAAGGAGAGATAACAATGTCAAACACCAACAATGCAAACAACGTTACCGCAGGCAAGCCTAAGATAGGCGGTGCGGTATATCGTGCACCTAAAGGCACAACGCTGCCGACAGACGCAACATCGGCTCTTGCAGCGGAGTTCAAGTGCCTTGGCTATTGCTCAGAGGACGGACTTTCAAACGGCAATGACCGCTCAAACAGCAACGTAGCAGCCTGGGGCGGAGATGTAGTGCTCAATATGACCAACGCAGGCAGTGACACATTCACGCTGACGCTCATCGAAACGCTCAACGAGGAAGTGCTCAAAACTGTCTACGGCTCTGATAACGTCACAACTGCACTTGAGGGCAAGGACATAACAGTTGCCGTGAACGGCGGCTCTGACGAGGAGAGCGTGTATGTTTTCGAGCTTATCCTCAAGGACGGAGCTTTAAAGCGTATCGTAGTCCCTTGTGCCTCTGTAACGGCTCTGGGCGAGATCAAGTATATAGACACTGACGCAGTGGGCTATAACATCACGCTGACAGCCGTCAACGACAGCAAGGGCAACTCACACTATGAGTACATTCACCTGAAATCTGAGTAACAGGAGGAAGATCATATGCTTAAAGGTATCACAAAAAGCGGTTTTGACTATGAGATAGAGGATAAGGCTCTTGACAACTGGGAGCTGCTTGAATCACTTGTGGCGATAGATGAGGGCGACACTGCCGCTGTCATCAAGGTGGCAAGACAGCTCCTTTCCAAGGCACAGCTCGACAGCCTCAAAGAGCATTGCAGAGATATAGACACAGGAATAGTGTCAAGAAACAAGATGCTTGCAGAGATCGCCGATATACTGAAAGGCGAAGGCTCAGAGGGCGACAAAACAAAAAACGCCTGAGGGCTGTCTGCGGACTTGCCCATATGATATGCCGTGATGAGATGTCGCTTGCCTGCGATCTCGCAGAGGTCTATCACATATACGACTACAAAACGCTGCCGCTTTCCTCAGTGGCGGCGTTTTTTATGGGTCTGCGTCCCGACAGCCGATGCAAGATGCTGCTCTCGGGGGATAAGGTCACTCTTGACACGCTCCTTGCTGCAATGATATATGACAAGCTTGCGTGGCTGCAATGGGCTAAAACGAAAGACGGTGCAAGAGGTGTGAACATACCCGAAACTGTTGTTTCAAAGCTTTTAGGCGACAGTGAGAGCAAGACACGAGGATTTACAAGTATCGAAGAATTTGAAAAAGCAAGGCAAGAACTGATAGGAGGTGAAACGTAATGGCGGAAGGAACTAAGCTTGCGGACGCATATGTGCAGATAATACCTATCTCAGAGGGCATAACAGGCAGAATAAAAGACCTGTTCAAAGACCTGCCCGACGAGGGCGACAAGGCAGGCGACAAAACAGGCAGCTCCTTTGCCTCAAAGCTCAAAAAAGCTGTTGCGGCGGCAGGTGTGGGAGCGGCTATAAGCAAGGTCGTCACCTCTGCATTCACTGAGGGTGCGGCACTTGAACAATCTCTTGGCGGTGTTGAAACGCTCTTTAAAAAGCACGCTGATATCGTCAAGAAGAACGCACAGGATGCCTACAAGACCGCAGGAGTAAGTGCAAACGAGTATATGGAGAACGTCACGAGCTTTTCTGCGTCGTTGCTTTCATCTCTTGGCGGTGACACTCAAAAGGCGGCTGAGGTCGCTCACACTGCTATGGTGGATATGTCCGACAACGCCAACAAATTCGGCTCGGATATGCAGTCTATACAAAACGCTTATCAAGGTTTCGCAAAGCAGAACTACACAATGCTTGACAACCTCAAACTTGGCTACGGTGGAACAAAGTCTGAAATGGAACGGCTCTTGCAGGACGCTCAGAAGCTCAGCGGAGTTGAATACAACATTGATAATCTGAGTGACGTATACAACGCTATCCACACAATTCAGCAAAACCTTGATATCACAGGCACAACAGCCAAAGAGGCAAGCACCACCTTTTCAGGTTCATTCGCAAGCATGAAAGCTGCCGCCAAGAACTTTCTTGGTGTGCTTACATCAGGTGGTGATGCTGATAAGGCTTTCAATGACCTGATAGGTTCGACAGAAACATTTTTCGGTAACGTAAAGCGACTTGCAAAGAGCTTTGTATCTCAAACGGCAAAGGTATTTGATTCAGCAGTTGGTCAGCTTTTTGAGAAAATGGGCGTTGACGCAGAAAATATAGAGGGCGTTATAGAGGGTGTTCACAACGCCCTTAAATCCATAACAGCGGCAATTGTGACATTCATTGCGGTGTCAAAGGTATCTGCGGTCACAAAGTCCTTTGAGGGGCTTACTCTGCAAATGATACAAGGTAAGGCTATGGCAACGGCCATGAATGCCGAAATGGCTATAACTCAAAATCTTGCGGCAGGTATCGCTGCAGGTGTCGCACTCATAGGCAGTGCGATCATAAATCATTTTGCCAATGAGATAGACGTCACAGAAAGCAGTATGGTGAATTTGTCCGAGAGTGTAAAACAGTTTTCGGACAAATGTCTTTCCACCAAAAGTGCCGTTGAAAGTCTTCACGAAGAACTTGCCGACAGCACAGACAGTAATAAAAAGCAGGCTGACTCTTATCGTGCACTCAATGACAGGCTCAAAGAGCTGAATGAAACTGAAAATAAAAGTGCTGATGAAAAAGCCGAAATGCAATCCATTATAGATCAGCTCAACGGCGATATAGAGGGCCTTAATCTGACCATAGATGATCAGACAGGCGGCTTGAAAAACAACACAGCCGCAGTAAGCGATATGCTTGACGCTTATGCGGATATGCAGGATTCAAAGGACTTGCAGGATAAGCTTGCGGAGGCTCTGAGAAACCAAGCGGCGGCTCAGAACGAGTATGATGAAGCACTTGAACGATACAAGCAGGCTAAGGCTGACGGCTTGACAGGTGATGATTTTGACGCACTTGCACTGTCCCTCAACACCGCTCACGGTGCACTTACAACAGCAAACAATGACCTTTCCTCTGTAAGACAGTCCATAGAGGAAGCAAACATCGCTCAGAAAGAATTTGCCGACGCTTATGCTCTTACAACAGGCTCGATAGCAGAACTCTCGGAAGAAACGCTGTCGCAGATAAATGACATCTGCGGCAAGTATGCAGACGCATACAAAACCCAGCACGATCTTGTGTTCGGACAGACAGATCTTCTTGACGAGTTCTGTGGAAAGTCAGATGTGACCGCCGAACAGCTTATCGCAAATCTTGACGATAACATAAACGGCTTTACCGATTGGGAGAACAATCTCGCCAAGCTGAAAAAAAAGGTCGCAGACGGCATTATCTCACAGGACTTTTACAACAATCTTGAAGAAATGGGTCCAAAGGGCGCAGGCTACGCAAAGGCGTTTGTTGATATGTCAGATAAGGAACTCAAGAAATACTCTGCCAAGAGCAAGGGCATATTTGATGAAATGAATGACTACGTTGACAGAAGCATGAGCAAGATGAAAGATTCTTCTGCAAAGCTCCTTGCAGACCTTGTTGACCTGCCGTCACAAAACTACTACAGTATGCGGACGGCGTATGAAGTACTAGGACAGTACGCCGCAGACGGCTACGCAGACGGCATACAGAGCAGAATGTCATTTGTAAGTGCCACAGTAAATGAAATGGTCATAAGGGGCATAACCGCCGCAAGACTTGCACAGGATTCACACTCGCCTTCAAGAGTTTTCCGCACGCTGGGCGGATATGTGGGCGAGGGCTATGCACTGGGTGTGGCTGATGAAACGTATCTTGCAGTGCAGGCTTCTGAAAACATGGTCAGATCTGCAATACAAAGTGCCAGCAGTGTTGACAGCAGGATAGATGTATCTTCACTGAGAGAGCAGACAGCTACACAAACTGTGCCTGATACGTCAAACATGGGTATGCGGTCGGCTATACTCAACGCCCTTGCAGAGTATGCCTCTGTTGACGGCAAAAGCACTAAACAGCCTATCAATGTAACTGTGGAGATAGACAAGCGAGCTGTTGGCAAGGCTGTGGTAGAAGATATAAACTCGCTGACAAAGCTTAACGGCAAGTCACCGCTTGTATAGGAGGTATGCAATGGAATATCTGAAATTCGGTGATACTGAAATAGCTGTGCCGACAACGTTCACAATAGATAAGAAAAAAATAATGTCCGATAATGCAGGGCTTTCCTCGACCTGCAAATATGTGGGTGACGTAAAGGGGCTACAGACCACGCTTCACATAGAGTGGGCAAATCTTAAACCGCAGGAAGTAGCAATTATAAACGAGTATGTTCTGAATGTGCAGGACGCTGATTTTCCTGTTACCTACCTTGATGAAACGTTCAACATGGTCACGGCACGTTTTAGGGCAGAGGGTACAACATACGAGCAGTGGGGTTGGGATAAGAAAAGACAGCTTTGCAAGGTGCTTTCCCTTGACCTTTATGCCTATTCCGGTACAGGTGAGGTGACATAAATGTACACAGTAAGCGACATTGTATCATCAAAGATAGAGAGCTATTGCAGAACGTGGAGAATGGAGCTTGAAGACACAAACAGCATACTTACAGGCGACAAGATAGTATCTGCAAGCAGTACAGCTCAAAGCACATCTATTTCCGACGATATAGAACTAGGCGCAGTGTGTTCACAATCTTGGAACATAAACATCAATGACGTTGATACGAAATTTCTCGGCAAAGAGTATGACACATATCTGTATCTCGTAGACTACGAAACTAGCGGCATACTTTCAGACGAAAAGATACCAATGGGACGTTTCACCTGCGTGAAGTCGAAAAAGTCGGGCGGCAGTGTTCAGCTGACAATGGCGGATAGGCTGTACTTCTCGGACAAACCGTATGTACCTCACATACCTATGCCGAACTGGAATAGATCCGTTGAAGACGACATATGCAGACAGCTTGGTTTGCAAAACGGCAATGACTATACAGAGGTGCGACTGCTGCGTGACAAGAACGGCAGGCGGTTGATAGATAAGAACGGCAAGGTGCTGTACTCAAAATACTTTTACTTCAAGGTCAGCTCAGCGCCAAAGGACGTGACCATGCGCCAAATGTTGTCCTATCTGGCTTCTGCTCAGGGGCAGTTTGGTTATGTTGACAGGTACGGAAAGTACGTCCGCAAATGGTACGGCTCGAGCGTGAAAACATTGGATAACAACACAATAGACCTACCTACGCTGTCTGAAAGGCAGAACGTTATCGTGGGCATTATCTGCAAAGTGAGTGATGATGTAACGCTGTCGCTTGGTGTAACAGATACCACGCAAGGACGTGTGCTAGAGTTTGAAAATCCATACATGACAGAGTCTTTGCTACAATCTCTGTGGCGCAGGATAGGTGGATTTTCGTGGTATACCACTGAGCTGTACCACAGACTTGGTGACCCACGTTTCGACATAGGTGACGTGGTGACCTACACCAGCGGCGCAGACAGCTATGACATACCAATAACGAATTTAGGATTTACCTTTGACGGCGGACTGAGTGCTGACATTTCTGCGGTAGGTCTGAGCGTTGAAGAACAGCTTTAAGGGGGCGAGATAATGGCTGATGAAAATTTGACATTGGCGCAGGATATCACCGAAAACGATTATCCGATGCAACACGCAGGTGAGGAAATCGATGAGATACTGAGTAGAGCCGGCAAGATACACTATGGCACTGTGGAACACAAGATGACGGGAGCAAATGCGCTAATGCGGATACCGCTTGGGCTGACATTTGCGCCTAAGCAGGTCATAGCAACGCTACGGCAGACATCCGCACCAACACCATATCAGAACTACTGTACCCACGTTAGTGGTTCGGGAAAGTCGTACTATCTGAACGTCTGCATGGGATCTAATAACGGGTCAACAGTGGAAAACGTGCCGACAGGAACATACTATGTTGACTATATTGCAATAGAGTAAAGAGGGGTGATTAAATGACGATAACATTAAATTCAGACTATGACGTAACACTAAGCATAGCCCTTTTGGGCTATGTCGGTGAAACAAACGCTAGACCTGTATCGGTCGAGGGCATGGAGATAGACGGCGCAGACCGCTATGTGCTGACGATAGATTATGGCGATGGTGTGACGTATGAGGTCGATATCACAGGCGGACAGTGGACACCTACGGCTGATATACTGCGGTCAGCGCAGACAGTCAGCTGTCAGATATGTGCGAAAAAACTGTCAGGGCAGGAGTACATACTACTGAAAAAATCACGCATATTCCGCCTGAGAATAGGTGCGGCAATCGGTGATACTGCTATCCCGTCACCTGATGTGGCTATGGACGCACTAGACCGCATAGACGCCATAGGCAGACAGGCACACGCAGATATGCAGACAGCCGTCACCGCCGCAGATACAGCGACAACAATGGCAAATAACGCCGCTAAATCTGCCACAGCCGCAGAGAAATCAGCCGATACCGCAACGCAGGCGGCTGAACGTGCCGAAACCGCACAGGCGGCGGCTGAAACGTCCGCAACGCAGGCAGAAACCGCAAGGCAGGGCACAGAGACCGCACGTGCTGAGGCGGTCACAGCACAGAATAATGCTAAGGTATCCGCAGCCCAGGCGTCAACGTCAGCACAGCAGACCACAGCCGACAAGAACATAACGGCAGGCTATGCTAAAACTGCAAAGACGGCGGCTGACAGCACTACGGCAGACAGACAGGCGGTGCAGGAAATGGCAACACAGGTGACAGCCGATAAGGCTACAGTGGCAGACCATGCCGCACAGGTCGCAGAGGACAGAACTGCCGCTGAAACCGCTGCACAGACAGCACAGGCGGTGGCTGATAGTTTGCCTGATGATTATGTGACGGCTGTCGGAAAAATCGCTGAGAACACGGCTGAAATAGGACGTGTAAAGCTGACGGATAAGGAACTGCAAAGACGTGTGGACGCACTGTATTTCATAGGTCAGGGTGTGACACACAAATTTGAAACGGACAGCGAAACGGCATATCAGAAGGTTGTGCCTACAGGCGGTAAGCTGATGTCGGTGAAGTCGGTGGGCGGTAGGTCAATTGTTTGGAATCAGATGTGTTCGACGTTCACATATCAAGGTACGGAATGCAATTGCAAGCCAGTGTACTCTGCCCATAAATATCTGTGCAGAATAGATTGCGAGGCTGAGCAAGGCACTACTGTCTATATGTATTTCCGTGAAGTGATATACACCAAAAACAACCAGACAAGTAAAGCTGTGAATGCTGGAAAAAGTACGTTGTCATGGATTACTAGCCCATATGGCGATAGCGATATAGGTGGTACGTTTGACGCATTTTTAATAGGCAATAGCGTCAAAGTGACGTTTAGCAATCGTCAGATTTTTGACCTCACCCTCATATTCGGTTCAGGCAACGAACCCACAACTGTGGAAGAATTTGAGAAAATATTCCCTGCTGACTACTACCCTTATAGCGCTGGCGAAATAGTCAGCGCTGGCACAGAGAGCGTTGTGGAGCAGGGGAAGAATTTGCTGGATTTTAATTCTGCAAAATTTAGCATGTCCTATCGGTATATATCAGATGCCATCCCTGGCGGAAAAAAGGCAGTTATGAGTTTGATAGATAAAGACACAAGCGTAGATGTATCTGGAATATCTATTGGATTTGCTAATGATGTCGGTGAATTGGATGGCGGTGTTACAGAATTTAACTGGATATTAAGTAGTTCTGGTTTGAATAGTAACAATAGTAACCTTTCCAGCGTTCATGGCAAAATCACATTATGTAGAGATGTATTTATATATCCTAAGACAGACGAAGCATTAGCCAAATTACTATCAAGATATGATATCCAAGTCGAACTAGGCGACACCCCTACAGCCTACTCCCCCTACCACAGCAACACACACCAAATCCCAGAAGCAATCAAGGCACTGCCTGGCTACGGCTGGAGTGCAGGAACGGCTAAGAACTACGTTGATTATGAAAATAAACGATACGTTCAGTGTGTGAACAGCGTTGATTTGGGGACAAAAAACTGGCTGATGTACAAAGACGGCGACTACACCCCATTTTTCTATTTGAATGGTATCTCGGACATTCGGGGTGGCACACCAAATTTTCTATGTTCAAAATATCAGTATGCTAAGATTGGCGTTACTGACAACGTAACCGGTTTATACGTTTTGGAAAGTACGATAGTGCGTGTGCGAGACACCGCCTACACCGACGCCACCGCATTCAAACAGGCAATGTCAGGTGTAATGCTGTACTACGAACTAGCAGCCCCAATTGTCACCGACATTTCATCGTTAATACCAGATGATTTCCTGCGAAATATGGAGGTCGAAGCAGGCGGTTCAGTGACGTTCAAGGGTGGTAATGACGATTACAGAATACCCGTTCCAAGCGAAGAAGAATATATCGTGAAACTTTCAGAGATAGGAGGTACAACATGACGGATTTAGAAAAATCTATGGTTGAGAGCATGGGGCTGACGGAAGACAATTTTCGCAAGCCCAAAGTCACCGAGATAGACAGGATAAAGGCAAACGTTGATTTTTTGGCTATGTTGAACGGTGTTGAGTTGGAGGTGAGCGGCGATGAGTAAAAACTATGCAAAGGTCAAGAGATACTATGACAGCAGTTTGTGGTCGGTTGCTATGGTACACACCGCCGTCGGCAAGTGGATCACGGCTGAGGAGTATACAACAATCACGGGACAAACATACGAAAGCGAGGAACAGCAATGAAAGAAAACACAACAAAAATCATCATATCAGCAATAGCCGCAGGGCTGTCAGCGTATTTCCGTGTTATGGCGATACCTATAGTCATTCTGGTGCTTGTGATGATCATCGACTATATCACAGGAATGTGGAAAGCATGGAGCAGGGGCGAGCTGTCAAGCCGTGTCGGTCTTAAAGGGCTTTTCAAGAAAGTCGGCTACATATTCGTGGTGGCGGTGTCAGGCGTGCTTGATTGGCTCTTTATCTCAGGACTTTCACAGATAGGCATTGAGGTAAGTGTCAGCTTTTACTTCGGTCTTATCGTGACGATATGGTTTATCATCAATGAATGTATTTCTATTTTGGAAAATCTTGCGGTGATAGGTATACCATTGCCGTCATTCTTGGTGAAGATAGTACACAAGCTTAAAATCACAGTTGAAAACAAAGTGGATACAAACGAAAGTGAGGAATAAAAAAATGACATATGATGAGTTTATCAAGAAGCACAATGGTGTAGCTGTTAACTATGACGGCGCAGCAGGCAAACAATGTGTAGACCTTGCAACGGCATATTTCAACGAGGTCTTCGGCTCAGGTATCAAGAATTTCTGGTATGACGCACATCACTTTTGGGATTTATTCGACAAGAACACTTGGCTGAAAGCAAATTTCACAAAGGTAAAGAACACGCCAAGTTTCGTGCCGAAAAAGGGCGATGTAGCGATATGGTCAGGCACGTTGAACGGCGGCTGGGGTCACATAGCAATCTGCACCGGTGAGGGCAACACGAGTTATTTTTATTCGTATGACCAAAACTGGAGCGGAAAAGCCTGCACTAAGGTCAAGCATACTTATGACCATATTGCAGGCTTCCTGAGACCAAAGAAACAGAGTAAGATAAGTGTGAAAGTGCTTGACAAGACAGGCTACAAGCAGGGCAACAAAACAAACGGTGTGCTTGCGCTCAAGGAACTGCTGCTTATTGCAAAGGCGGTCAAGCTTCACAACGTAGGTATGGATAAGAATGGTACATACGGAAAAGGTACTGCAAAGGCAGTTAATACCTTGCTGAAAAAGTGGGGATATTATGAGAACGGTATCGCAGGTGTGAACTTCATCAAGAAGCTCAGCGACGAGATTACAAAGAAGATAAAGTAGGTAGAATTTCAGCCGTCTCGGACTTTTATGGGTCTGAGGCGGCTGATTTTGCGTACACGAATTATACACGATAAAGCTGAATTGTAAATATATGCTTGTGAAATGCGGAACAAATGAAACGGCTTAAATGACGTAAATGCGTGGTTTACAAGCAACTTTATAAAGCAATAAAAAGTGGTGTGAAGTGGTATATTTAATCTTATTAATTCCCTCGTTTGTTAAGAATCCTTCCTTTGTATTTTCGGAATAAACAAGCAGATGAATATGCGGATGATGAGTAGTGTCATGAAATGCGGCGTACCATTTTAAATTGCATAATGAAATTTTCTGATTTTTTGCAATATCTGAAATGTGACGCATAACAAGCTGCCGCCACGCTTCCGAATTATCGTAACCAAGTCTAATTGCATCTTCACGACGAAGTGAAATTACGTGGGACCAGACATTGCCTTTGTGATTTGCTATTTCGTTAGCTACCCTGTCAAGAATTATCGGTTCATCTTTTTCATTGAAAAGACCATGAGAACCTCTTTTCTGAACTCCCGGACGCATAGCCATGTAACCGACAAAATTCTGACGATTACCAATGACGTCAGCGTTACGCTCAATGATCGTACTGATTAGTTCCGAAGCGTTTTCTACAGTAGGGTTCACAGTGTAGTCCTCATATTCCAAATATTTTTTAGCTTCGGGAAAATCTGAAAGCAGATCGTTTAAAAGCTGTTCTTGATTCTTTGTAGCGTTATCATTTCTATCCATAATGTTTTGGTCACGGACTTCAACTGTTTCACGGGTTGCGATGTACTTTGTGTAGTTTCTGCGCTTGTTTTTACTTTTCTGTGTACCGCTTTTTAGGTAGCGGCTTGTTACGATAATTTGAGATAAAGTCATAACATATCACCCCCATTTTTATGTGATTTAATCTAACCGTTGATACCTCACAGCCTTCTCAAAATTAATAACACCGTTAATGCGTTTAACCTCATCTATACACATAGCCCTCAGTTTAATCATCGTATCATCATCAATCTCATGTACCGCCGCAAGCATATGAGTAACTGCACCAAGTTCAACTGCAATTTTAAATAAGGCACGGGACAACCTCTGTTCCGTGCCTTTGACTATTCCTTCCGCCATTGCCGTTAGCTGCGGGGCAATAAATTCCGTTGCCGTATGCTCCTTGTTCAAAAGATACCCGCAATAAAAACGCACAGCCTTTTCAATAAATTCCGAGCGTGATTTACAATTATCGTGCTTAAAAAGAGTGTCCACTATTTCCAAAGTTTCGGGAAAAATCTTTAGTCCAAATCTTTGCTTTTTATACTCAGATGTGACCTCGCAAACCTCTGTTTTTTCGGCTTTTTCTTCTGTATTTTTAATTTTATCCGACTGCAA